ATAAGCATTCAAATTATTATTGCTATTAAAAAGAAAATAATAATTTATTAACAAAAGTTTTATTTTGACTCAACTTTTTCTAAAAGTTGAAAAAGTTGATGATAAGGTCCAGCGGGGATTTGAACCCTGGTTGCTTGATTCAAAGTCAAACGTGATAACCAACTACACTACAGGACCAAAATACCCTGTGCGGGACTCGAACCCGCGACCTCACGCTTAGAAGGCGTTTGTCTTTGTTGTTAGACTGACATATCGGTTGATGATTGATAGTAGTTTTTGTTTAGTTATTATCAATTTTATAATATATCATACAAATATTATGTATTAAACATAATATTTGTTATTTAAATGATAATGGTCGCATTTGAAAAAAGTTTTGCTAGTTATGAAGGGAAAACTCCTTCGGGGAAAAAGAAAGTTGATTGTTGGAGCAATAAAAATAAATTAAAACCATATGAAGTTTTCAAAGGCACACATACAAAAGCTTGGTTTCATTGCGATAAATGCGGGCATGATTTTTACAGTGATTTACATAATATAACTGCTGTAAATTGTACTTGGTGTCCTTATTGTGCTAATCAGAAAATGTGTAATATAGAAGATTGTGAGCATTGCTATCATAAAAGTTTTGCGAGTTATGAAGGGAAAACTCCGTCTGGAAAAAAGAAGGTTGATTGTTGGGGTGATAACGATAATAAACAACCCAGAAATATTTTTAAGAATTGTAATAAGAAATTCTTATTTACATGCGATACTTGTCCGCATAGTTTTACGCAAACATTAAATGGCATTATTTCAGGAAATTGGTGTCCATATTGCTCTGTTCCGTGTAAAAAATTATGTAATAATATTAACTGCGATTATTGTTTTAATAAAAGTTTTGCGAGTTTTGAAAAAACTACCCCCTCGGGAAAAAGGAAAGTAGACTGCTGGAGTAGTAAAAATAAATTAAAACCATACGAAGTTTCCAAAGGTAGCGGTAAAAAAGCAATCTTTGATTGCGATAAATGTCTTCACTCATTTGAAACTTCTGTAGATAAAATAACCTCTTCAAATGGAAATTGGTGTCCTTATTGTGCTAATAATAAAATATGTGCTAAAAGTGAATGTAGTCATTGTTATCATAAAAGTTTTGCAAGTTATGGCGAGTTAACCTCTTCTGGAAAAAAGAAAGTAGATTGTTGGAGTAAAAAAAATAAATTCAAACCATATGAGATTTTCAAGTCAAGTGCTGTAAAAATTTGGTTTGATTGCGATAAGTGTGGACACGAGATAGAAAAAAATTTGGGAACTGTCAGTGGAGGAGGGTGGTGTCCATATTGTGTTGGGAAAAAAATATGCGATGAAGATAAAAAGTGTGGTAGTTGTTTTAATAAAAGTGTTGCGAGTTATGAAGGAACTACCCCCTCAGGAAAAAGGAAAATAGATTGTTGGAGCGATAAAAATAATAAATCACCTTATGAAATTACCAAAGGCGCGGGGGCACAAATTATCTTTGATTGTGATAAATGTGGCCATGAATTTGAAACAAAGGTAGCCCATATAACAGGGACTGGATGTTGGTGTCCGTATTGTGCTGTTCCAAGTAAAAAATCGTGTAATAAAGAAGATTGTTTAACATGTTTTAATAAAAGTTTTGCCAATTTTAAGGGATTAACACCTTCTGGTAAAAAAAAAATAGATTGTTGGAGTAAAAAAAATAAAAAAACACAAAGACATGTATCCATAAGTAATGGTTCGTCATTTTTGTTTGATTGCGATGTTTGCAATCACGAATTTTCATCTATAATATCTAGTATAACAAATAAAGGACGAATAACGTGTTGGTGTCCATATTGTTCTCATCATAAAATGTGTTCTAAAAGCGAGTGTAATCATTGCTATAACAAAAGTTTTGCGAGTTATAAAGGAACTACTCGGTCTGGGAAAAAAATAGTAGATTGTTGGAGCAATAAAAATAAATTAAAACCTCGCGAAGTTTCTAAAAGTAGTAACCAAAAGTTTTTGTTTGATTGTGATAATTGTGGACACGAGATACAAAAAAATTTGGGAGATGTCACGGGAGGAGGGTGGTGTCCTTATTGTATTAATAAAATATGTGATGAAAGTGATTGTAACCATTGTTACCATAAAAGTTTTGCGAGTTATGAAGGGGAAACTCCTTCAGGAAAAAAGAAAGTTGATTATTGGAGTATTAAAAATAAATTAACTCCTCGCGAAGTTTCCATAGGCAATGACATAAAAATTTGGTTTGATTGCGATAAGTGTGGGCACGACTTTGAAAGTGTAATTGGTAGTATTACGCGACAGAATACTTGGTGTCCAAAATGTAAAAACAAAACCGAACTGAAACTATATAATTGGTTATTGAAAAGGGAATATATAAACGCTGTTAAAAAGGAATGGGGTCCTACATGGTGTTCTACGGAGTATACGCATATCATTAAAACCAAATATAAAATAGGCAAATATCAATACAGATATGACTTTTTAGTAACTCTAAAAAATAAAAAACAAATTATTATAGAATTGGATGGACGCCAACATTACGAGCAAGTAAGAGATTGGAAAACACCGTTAGAACAACAGATCCGCGATAAATATAAAGAATTTAAGGCAAAGAAAAATGGATTGAATATAATTCGGTGTTATCAAGAAGATGTTTTAATGGATAGAAAAGATTGGGAGGATAATCTTAATCATAAACTATTGTGTATTTAAATAAGCATTCAAATTATTATTGCTATTAAAAAGAAAATAATAATTTATTAACAAAAGTTTTATTTTGACTCAACTTTTTCTAAAAGTTGAAAAAGTTGATGATAAGGTCCAGCGGGGATTTGAACCCCGGTCAATTGATTCAAAGTCAAACGTGTTAACCACTACACTACAGGACCAGAAATACCCTGTGCGGGACTCGAACCCGCGACCTCACGCTTAGAAGGCGTGCGCGCTATCCAACTGCGCCAACAGGGCTGATTGAATTCTTTGCCGAAGGAGATGATCTTTCCTATAAGTTCCGTATCCGGGATTCGAACCCGGGTCAGTCGGGTGAAAACCGACCATTATAACCAACTAAACCAATACGGATGATTAGATTCTTTGTCGAAGGAGATGTCATTTCCTATAAGTTCCGTATCCGGGATTCGAACCCGGGTCAGTCGGGTGAAAACCGACCATTATAACCAACTAAACCAATACGGATGTAATACAGTAATGGGGATCGAACCCAAATCATTCTCAATAGGAATGAGGACTGACCAATGCCACTGTATAGAACTTTTAGGTGCTCCAAACCTTTGCGCCCACCGGGAGTTGAACCCGGGCCTCACCCTTGGAAGGGGTGAATCCTAACCGCTGGACTATAGGCGCTCAATATATAACAATATTATAAAAATTATTATATTATAATTTTAGCAATGAGTGGTTTCGATCCACTGACCTTCTGGTTATGAGCCAGACACGCTTCCTCTGCGCCACATTGCTATTTGGGCCACACCTATACTAAGTTCTCTTTTGACGTAGGCAAAACTAAATTCCCGAATGCTCACCGTGGGGCTCGAACCCACGACCACTCGCTTAAAAGGCGAGCGCTCTACCGACTGAGCTAGGCAAGCTGATGTATCTCTATTATTAGGCAGATTACTTTCCTTTACACCAGGCGGGATTTGAACCCGCGAAGCTTACGCATGGCATCTTAAGTGCCACCCCTTTGACCAAACTCGGGTACTGGTGTTGATGTTTGTCGTAAACATTTTATCGATGTGGTCTGTGCGGGGCTCGAACCCGCGACCAAGCGCTCATAAGACGCTCACTCTACCAACTGAGTTAACAGACCATTTGTATCTCTATAAGGCAGATTACTTTCCTTTACACCAGGCGGGATTTGAACCCGCGAAGCACGAAGCACGACATCTTGAGTGTCGCCCCTTTGACCAAACTCGGGTACTGGTGTTGATGTTTGTCGTAAACATTTTTGTCGATGTGGTCTGTGCGGGGCTCGAACCCGCGACCAAGCGCTCATAAGACGCTCACTCTACCAACTGAGTTAACAGACCATTTGTATCTCTATAAGGCAGATTACTTTCCTTTACACCAGAGGGTGTTGTTGATTACTTTACACCAGATGGTGTTGTTACTTACTATACACCAGATGGTGTTGTTACTTACTATACAAGATATAATGGTATGTTGTTTCTAAGTCCTTAACTGATAACATTACCTCAATATCTTCCCGTTTCAATTTTTTTTCAAAATTCGCTATAATGCGAATGCAATAGCGCTAAGTAGACTATAGTATAGGACAATTGTTTTACAATTCCTCCCTTCACATTCTATAATAGAACTGTATCTCTAAGCTATTTCATAGAACATATTATGGGATGAATGCTGTTTCACAATTCTTCCCTTCACATTCTATAATAGAACTGTATCTCTAAGCTATTTTAAAGAATATAGTGTTATATTTCGCGATTATTCTACATATGATAACCCATATATCTCGCGAAACATCTTGCTGAACACCTTTCTAAACTATATAAAGATTTTTCGAGATATATAAACAATGCAGGACCCCCAAGATTCCATAAAAAATGAAGACGGAGAGGAAATCTTTATTTTTTCTCCATTTAATCCAAATAATAAAGAAATAACGCAATCAGATATACAAACCATCTTGACGAGATATGGTGTGAAAAGTAATTTATTCAATATCGAGTTATATAAGCGCGCATTTGTTCATCGCTCATATACCAAGAGACCCGACCTAGAAAATAAGGCGGCAAATATCGAGGTAGCGAAGAGACCTTCCAACTGCATTCCACTGAAAACAAAATCAAACGAGCGACTAGAATTTATTGGGGACGGCGTTCTTGAGCTAATTACAAAATATTATTTGTATAGACGGTTTCCGAAGGCAGATGAAGGATTTATGACAGAAAAAAAGATTGCACTAGTTAAAAACGAGCATATTGGAGCTCTCGCTTACGAAATGAGGCTGCAAAACTGGCTTTTATTGTCTAATCATGCAGAGGAAAGAAAGACGAGAACCAATCTAAAAAAACTGGGGTGCTTGTTCGAGGCGTTTTTAGGAGCATTGTTTCTAGATTTTAACAAAATAGATATAAAAGACGAACATAACTGGTTCAAAGACGTATTTGTTTGCGGACCGGGTTTTCAAATGTGTCAGATTTTTGTCGAAAACATCTTTGAGAAGCACGTGGACTGGATTAAATTAATCGAAACCGACGATAACTACAAGAATATTTTACAGGTTAAAATACAAAAGGAATTTAAAGTCACCCCGGAATATATTGAGATAGATAGCGACACAGATAGGGGATATCATATGGGCGTTTACTTATATATAGGAAATTCATTACATCTACAGAAGTGCGAATCTGCAAAACACCTTTCGGAATTCAAAACGTTTGATAATATTCAAAACTATCTACTGGACCATAGCAGTGTTTTTATTCTTCTCGGGGAAGGATATCATAAAATAAAAAAAAAGGCGGAACAGCTGGCGTGCGAAAACGCAATTAATATAATATAATTAATAAACTGAAGACATAAAAGTTTTTATATCTTCAGTTTATAGATGTCCTCCACAGTTCTAAAATTAATGGCGGTAAAAAAACCGGCGGCTGTTAATAAAAAGTTTGGCGTCGCCATGCCTGCGAGGGTTGTAGATCTTAAAACAAAGGTTGTAGATAGACGTTCTCAGAAAATTATAGCGCGAGACGAATTTATTAGAAAGCTTAAACCAGCGGTAATGCGGGTGTCCAGACCCCCAAGAAAACCCGTTATAAAACACGGGCGCGACGATGCTTTGTCCACAGATGCTTTTCCCAGCGCCGCAGATGCAGCGCCCGCAGATGCAGCGCCCGCAGATGCAGCGCCCGCAGATGCAGCGCCCACAGATGCAGCGCCCACAGATGCAGCGCCCACAGATGCAGCGCCCGAGATTAAAATGAAAATCATAAAGAAGAAGAAGAGGGTTAAGCTAAAAAGTGCAACGGAAGAACCAGTCGAAAAGGTTGGGCCTCCCGAAAAGAAGTTCAAGTCCCCAATTGGTGTTATAAAGGAGGGACACGTGTCATCGCTTATTATTGGAGACGAATCAATATTAGGTAGACTTGAGAAGAAGCGCGATCTCCCCAAGATAAGCACATCTCCTTACTATATGAATAATCGTAAAATATTTATTAACTTCATGTCTAAATTATTCAAAAGCTACAAAAAAGAGATTGTAGAAAATGCTGGGAAGGCGTCGTGTGATTATGTGGGAGGAGAAAGCTTTTCACTAATGGCTCATCAAAAAATCGTGAGGGATTATATCAACTTATATACACCATATCGCGGCCTTCTTCTATTTCACGGCTTAGGTTCGGGGAAAACCTGCTCATCTATCGCCATTGCAGAGGGTGTGAAAACTAGCAAATCTGTTCTCATTATGACACCCGCATCATTAAGAATGAACTATATCGAAGAATTAAAAAAATGCGGCGACACAATGTATAGGAAGAACCAGTATTGGGAATTTATTGATACTCGCGCAAATCCCTCATTAATCGATACGTTGTCGAGTGTTCTTTCCCTTACAGTGGAGTTTATCAAAAAGCAAGGTGGAGCGTGGTTGGTAAATATCAAAAAGAAACCTAATTTTTCAATACTTAGTGCCGAACACAAGTCCTCCGTTGATAAACAAATAAATGTTATGATAGACCATAAGTATAAATTCTTAAATTATAATGGTATGCGAATGGCCCATCTAAAATCCCTCTCTGAAAATTACACAAAGAACCCATTTGATAATAAAATTATTATCATTGACGAAGCTCATAATTTTGTCGGCCGCATTGTAAATAAACTAACCAAAAAAGACTCTCTGTCTATGAAACTATATAGCTATCTAATGGACGCAGATAATACAAAAATAGTATTCTTGACGGGGACACCAATGATTAACTATCCGAATGAGCTCGGTATTCTATTTAATATTTTAAGAGGTAGAATAAAAACCTGGTCTTTTAAATTAAAGATTACCGACCAGAAAAAAATAACGACAGACACCTTCACGAAAATGTTTTCGTCTAGAGTCAACGGAGGTAAATTAGTAGATTTCATAGAATATAAACCAACAACCACAACCTTGTCAATAACAAGAAATCCCTTTGGATTCGTAAATACTGAAAAAGGGTCTATATATAATGGTACGCGCGTTGGAGAAAGCGGAAACATATCCGATACTAGTTTCATAGAACTAATTACTAAAGTTATAAAGGGACACAAGATGAGTGTTGTCCCAAAATCTATAACCTTAACAAAGTATAATGCACTTCCCGACACCCTCGACGATTTTAAAACACTTTTCATCGACGAAAAAAACACCATTAAAAATACAGATTTATTTAAAAGAAGAATAATGGGTCTCACTTCGTATTTCAGGAGTGCACAAGAATCGTTAATGCCTAAATACACGAGATCTAAGAATTTCCACGTTATAAGAATTCCTATGAGTGACTTCCAGTATGGAGTATATGAAGAAGCACGAGTTCAGGAAAGAAAGCTTGAACTTAGAAACGCTAAGAAGAGAAAGAAGCTAGGGGACGGTGTTTTCGACGATTCGGTGTCTACCTACAGAATATTCTCGCGAGCATTTTGCAACTTCGTATTCCCAAGACCCGACATTAAAAGACCTATGCCCAACGACACCGATGATTTAGAAGCTGCAATTATTAATGAGGAGGCTACAGAGGACGTCGTTGACGCAAAATCGGCTCTCGAAAAGATAAACGACGTAGATGGAAAATATGAGCGCGATGAGGTCGATAAACAAGCCGCAGAAACAGATATTGAAACGCGAAGCTATCAAGAAAAAATTAAGGCAGCACTCGAACAACTAGAACTTAATAGCTCTACGTTTTTATCATCTTCTGGATTAAAGACATATAGTCCTAAATTTTTGAATATGTTAGAAAATCTACAAAATCCATCCCACGTTGGTCTACACCTCGTGTATAGTCAGTTTAGAACGCTTGAGGGAATCGGAATACTTAAACTCGTCCTTGAACATAACGGATTTGCTCAATTTAAGGTAAAACAAACCGCGGGGGTATGGTCTCTAAATATTTCTGAAGAAGATATGAGCAAGCCAAAGTTTGTCTTATACACAGGAACCGAAACAGCTGAAGAGAAAGAGATAGTAAGAAACATCTTCAATGGACTATGGGATGTTATACCAACTACACTAGTGGAACCATTGAAAGCTATATCCCCCAATAACAATCTTGGAGAGATAATAAGAATATTTATGATAACCGCGTCCGGGGCCGAAGGAATTTCTCTTAAAAATGTAAGATTTGTTCACATAACGGAACCATACTGGCACCCCGTTAGGACAGAACAAGTTATTGGGAGAGCTCGAAGAATTTGTAGCCACAAGGACCTCCCGGAGGATCTACAAACTGTTGATGTTTTCTTATATTTAATGACATTTACAGAAGAACAATTAACCAGCGATAAATCAATCGAGATGAGATTAAAGGATAAGGGTAAATTAACAGATCGCGCGCTCACAAGTGACGAGGCCCTTTTTGAAATCTCTACAATAAAGGAAGACATCGCACATCAATTATTGGATTCTGTTAAAGAATCCTCGATTGACTGCGCGCTACATTCGAAAGCTGGAGAGGAGGACGAAGTCAAATGTTTCACATTTGGCACTGTTCAGTCGTCAGCATATTCTTTTCATCCTTCAATCGAAGAAGAAGAGACGGACAAGGCAGCCAAACAGAATAAGAAGAAGGTTAAACTTAATCTGAATGAGCTTACTATAGATGGAGAGAAATATGCCTATGATAAAGTGACACATAAGATTTACGAATACGAAAGTTATCGTAGACAAAATCTCGTCCACCTCGGTGAGATTGAGTTCCTCCCAGACAAGAAGTTCAGATTGGTATTTATATAATTTTAATTTTATTCAATATAGTCATTATATCTGTCTGTGTTGTAATTAATCCCTTTATGGTTTCATTCATTTTTTCAATACATTGTTTCAAATCATCTATTTTGTCAGGGTCCTCTTTAGCGCGGTCCTCTTTAGCGTGGTCCTCTTTAGCGCGGTCCTCTTTAGTTTGACCAATCTCCGTAATATTTATAACTTCTGCCTCTTTCGCGCGAATAGTTATATCTTCCTTCTCTAGATTAACCGGTTTTTTATAAGTCTCATATATTTGATTTAACTGTGATTTTCTCTCTAGTAACATTTCTTGAACCTTATCATCCATATCTTTTATCCGCGGATCACTCTTTGTATCTTCAAATTCTATCTTGACCGGAGAAGGTCTTTTTAACAGAGACGCGAACTCATCTTGCCTGCTTTTTAAACTATTATTAAACGCAGATTGTCTGTTACGATGTTCTTCTTCTATTGTTGATATTTTCTTGTCTGATAAATCTTCGAAAGACACCCGTTTATTATTTGGAACTCGAAATGTTTGTAAGTTCATTCTTGTCTTTTCTAAGAAATGTTTATTACACTCCATAAGTGTTTTTCCGTGATTATCATTTTCCGCCACATCGGAAATATTTGTTTCAAACAACTTTGTTACCTCCTCCATTTTATTATCGGGTATATCCGAAAACCAATTGTTTTTATTGATAAACTCCCATAAAAAATGTTTATTTTTTGTCGACGAAAATACGCTATCTACGTCCATTAGGCTTAATAATTAAATAATTATTAAGCCTATTTCAAAAAGATTGATTTGTTTAACACGTCCAAAATAGCACCCATCAATATAGAATTTACCATAAAAATTTATGGCTTAATATTTTTGGAGTAAAATAGCCTTTTCCCTTGCGTATTTCCTTTTTAATTGCCGCTCCCCTATTTTTCGTCCCCGAATGCCTAGAAAAATAGTTCTGCATTCTTTTACGCGTTCCGTGATTTTTAGATTTATATAACTTCAACGGCGTTCTGTCCTTATACTGCTCATATCTTCTATCTCCAAAATGTATTTTCCGTGTTTTTTTTGTTTGTTTATTTTCTACCATAGCCGTATATTTTTTGGGGAACGGACCTTTTTTAAACTTTATTATTTTTTCTTTCATATAATATTACACAATATTATATGAATTCAATCAGTATATTCATCGAGAATATGTCTATTCTTCGTGATTAAAATATTTCTTTCTCAAGCGCATCATATCTTTATCAGCAATCCTATTATTCATCAACCACTTAGGTGTCTTTTTTCCATATAAGAGCTGGATGTTTATAAATAAACTATACATACCACATTCGCTATCTTTGTATTGATGTTCTTTTTTATTTTCATAAAGTGTAAGGGTAATTCCAACGTCGGCCGCTTGTTTTATAATTCTATTGACCAGTTCCCTTATTTCTTTCGGCATAGAATCGCCAGTGCTATCTATATAAAATACATATTTCTTCTGGAGGTCGACAAACGTAGAAAACCAATGAGAACCTTCCTTGTAGTGTGGGTCAAGATTGAATATCATCCCTATTTTATTCTTACCTTTAGATATCAACGATTTTAAATCAAAATTACATAGGTCGTTCCAAACACATTCTCCGTAAACAAACCTTTTATCAAAATCAATAGGAGATGGACCTATAAACGCAAAGTTTTTCATCTTATTTTCGTGCTGTTTCATAACCTCCTCTATTTCAACACTGGAAAGCCATTCATTTGGATTTTTATCCCACGCTGCAGGGGCAAATGGAGCAAAGGTATATTTCGCTAATTCCGCGGTTATTTTATTCTTAGAGAACTTTTGTTTAAGCCAGCAATGCTCCGAACTGCACACCTTGTCCATATTTTTTTTTAACGTATGCCATATTTTCTTTGGTTTTTTCTCTAAGATCGGGGCATCCGGGTGGCGAGCATTCCACATTTTTTTTAATTTATGCAAAGAGTCGTTACTATAACACGTAAATTTGTTGTCCTTTTTACCAGGACTACATATCATTTTTTTTGTTTTCCGCCGCTTTCCCCCCCGAAGCCTATACCGTCTTGTAGTAGACATTGTATATATATATAGAACGTATATTTTATTTATTTTTTTTTCTTACCCCCTTCGTTCTCAGAACCGGGTCTTTTAAATTTATATTCTTCTTCTGGGGTAGGCTTTCGACCTCCTTAATGGGCGTTTTCTTTGTTACAAAGTCGTCCATCGTTATATGGGGCGGTTTTATATTATAAATATACTTGTTCGCATCATCGACAGAACAATCTTTCATACCACCAGTCGTGTCTTGGTCAGTCATACCTTCGTATTCCTCCTGTAAAATGTCCTTTGTGTCTATCATTTTTAGGTATTCTATCAAATAGTTTATATATCCCTCGTGCAATATCTTCAAATGTGCGGGATGTTCATTCGGTTTAAATAATTCCCGTGTTACGGTTAAAATTCTTTTTTTATAGAACTTTTTATCCGCTAATGTAGGGCCATCGTCCCTATTTTTGTCGTTGCCCATACATTTACTATTAGAATAGTATGACGGATTCGTCATATAATCCATCGTCGCACGATGGATAAAGTTTTCGTTATGTTGACTCATTAATATATATTCTAGTTTATATTCTAGAATATATGTTATTTTACAGTTCCATACGATGCGGTCAATATCCTCATCTAATTATTTAGCGCCTTGGATTGCGTTTTGTGCGTGCCGCTCTGCGTCCTGTTCTGCGTGCCGCTCTGCGTCCTGTTCTGCGTGCCGCTCTGCGTCCTGTTCTGCGTCCTGTTCTGCGTTTTTTATTGGAGCCGCGCCCCTCAAACCCTCTAGTAATGTTTCCAGTGAGTTCTAGTTCGCGGCGTTGCTTTTCCATAAGCGCGGGATGTAGAACAGTTCTACACCGCGTATTCCGTCTGCGCAAGTCTTTTTCGTATTTTAAATATTTAGCGACATCATCTCCCCGCCTCCCAAGATATCTTGGAACAAAATTTCCTTCTATCTCAAGAAGATCTATGGATCTTTGGCATTCTAATAGGTCTTCCATAATATCACGTAAAATATTGGTTTGATTTTGTCGTCGGCGGTCCGCGTATTTTTTTGTATATTCAATTTCGGCTTTCTCCGCTTCCTTTATTTCACTTACCATAGAATCAACCTCGGCTGGGGTTTGTAGCGTTTTACTTCTAAACATTTCGAGTCTGTCTGAAAGGTCGCCTGTGACACGGTTTATACTTCCGGCAGAAAGTTTTTTTTTGCTAAATACTGTCCGTGGCGACATCCCGGGTGTTTTTGTAAAACTTTCTAAACGTTTTTTTGTACTTGTAAACATTATATTATACGGTCCTAAAATAATGTTTATTATGTATTTCTAAGTTGAACCCGTGTACAATTGTCGAATACTTCATTTCCTAAGTTGCATACATTTGGATTAAACTTGCTAAACTCGCTCTCGGCAAATAGTCCGGGAAATGGCTGATCGACAACAATACTATCTACAATACCAACGTAGAGGTCGCTACTAGTGGACGGCACATATACCGCCTGGTCCCCTTTTTGTAGTGCGAAGAATTGATTTCTTAGTTTAGATTCGTCGTTTATATGTGTAGGAAATCCACTCCACGGAGCATTTGCGGTTCCCGGATTAAACGTTTGTGTAATATTATAAGTTGGTGGGATTACAATTGGCACAGTTGCCGGAGCCCGTCTATCAAGTATAGGCATTACCGCATATTTTGTTGAGACCGGGCGCATACCAAATTGTGGTTTTAAGTATGAAGATGGCACATTTCTAGCCGAAATACGGTCGCTTAATTCCTGCGTTCTCTCCGACCCGCAACTAATAAGCCCTCGAACAACACCGTGTATACCACTATATCCATTTTTCATTTCCGACATAATATATATTGTATATAAAGAAATTACCTAAACGTTACTATTAAATTATTATTAATGTGTGGGATATTCGCATTAATGAATAATACCACGGCAATCCCGAAAACGGCAATAAACGATGCTTTTTCGAAAGGTAGTTTGCGTGGTCCAGAAGTCAGCACCTTGGAAATATGCGATAATAAATTATTATTTGGATTCCATCGCCTAGCAATTAATGGTCTAAATCCCGAATCAAACCAACCAATTAAAATAGACAATATCAAGCTTATCTGTAATGGCGAAATATACAATTATAAAGAACTATATTCGCATTTAGACGTATCTCCTTCAACCGACTCCGACTGCGAAATAATCATTCATTTGTATAAAAAATATGGAATTGACCGCACACTTAAGCTTCTAGATGGCGTATTTTCATTTATTTTATATGATTTTGGAGAGGAAACGACAGACCCAATAGTATATGTTGCGAGAGACCCGTATGGAGTTAGACCTCTATATATGATGGAGGCAAGAACCGAGACAAATAATACTCAGGCGACAAATAGAGGTATAAATATAACCCACGACAGAATTATCGCATTTTCATCAGAACTAAAGGTTCTGAGTGAGATATTAAACCACAGCAGTATGTTAAGTCTTGGTGTATTAAACAGCGCTACCGACATTTTTAAGAACCATCCAACGTATTTCAAAACAATCACGCCTTTTACTATTCATCAATTCCCACCCGGAACATACTCTACGTATACGTGCGGATTTACCTCCCACTCATATTGGAAACCTATTTCGGTGGAAAACATTTACACCACGCCACGATGTCCACCTAGCATTCTTAATATATATAATCAAACAGATGTGGAAGCCGCTCGCATCCAAATTTGTAAACTGTTAAACCGTTCTGTAGAAAAACGGGTTATAGGAACGTGTGAACGTCCCATCGCGTGTTTGCTTTCCGGTGGACTTGACAGCAGTCTAATAACCGCACTTGTTAATAAATATTACACAGGAACGCTAGAAACATATAGTATCGGTATGGCAGGTTCGGAAGACCTCCGTCGAGCTAAGCAAGTAGCGCTATATCTCAAAACAAAACACACCGAAGTTATTCTCACAAAGGAAGAATTCTTTACAGCAATCCCCGAGACAATCCAAACAATCGAGAGCTACGACACAACCACCGTACGCGCGTCTGTTGGAAATTATTTACTTGGGAAATATATTTCACAACACAGCAAAGCCAAGGTAATATTTAATGGGGATGGAAGTGACGAGCTTACCGGCGGGTATTTGTATTTTCTGAAGGCACCGAGCGACCTCGAGTTTGACAATGAGTGCCGCCGATTGTTAAAAGATATACACCACTTTGATGTTCTGCGTTCAGATAAAAGTATTTCATCTAATGGTCTGGAGCCCAGAACTCCGTTCTTAGATAGAGAATTCGTTGATTATTATTTATCCATACCAATTTCTATTAGAAATCCGATGTCCAACGCATCGTATGTTATTAATAAGAATGTATGTGAAAAATTTTTATTGAGACAATCGTTTTCCATAATAGAGCCAAGTCTATTACCCGACCAAATTATTTGGAGAACCAAAGAGGCATTTAGTGATGGAGTGAGTGGCGTTGATGGGTCGTGGTTTGAAATAATCGACAAGGAAATCGCCAAGAGTGGATTCGAGCCGAAGAGCTACACAAATAACTACAAGAGAACTCTCCAGGAAACGAATCCGCCAATTACGCGAGAACAGCAGTATTATAGAGAGATATATGATTCTATTTATCCTAACACCGCATACGTGCTCCCGTATTTTTGGATGCCTAAATATGTAAACGCATCCGACTCAAGTGCGAGAACTCTCGATATATATAAGAAACAGGAAACCGCTTCTTCTCCACGCAAAGCTGCGATCACGTGTGCGAATAAATATAAAATAATATCTAATTATAATTTATAAATTCATGCACAATGATGCAATAATCCCTTTTATTTTATTTGGTATAATATTATTAATGCATTTATATGATTATGATATTGAGAATTTTGATACGATAACCCAACCTAAAATTATATTATTAGTTATTAGCACTAATGATAACGGACACGCTCGATGGAAAGCAGAAAGGAACTCGTGGTTAACTTACTTTAAACAAACCCCAAATGTAACCGCTGAATTAATTGAATGTGGATGCAAAGAGGACGACCACTCCATCGTAAAATCATATAACTGTGACGAAAACTATATGCCCGGAATATTTAATAAAACAATATTGTCTATTAAAAAAAATATTGGCAAATATAATTACTATATTAGAACAAATTTAAGCACATTTATTATAAAGTCTCGTCTAATCGAGTATTTAGAAGAAAAAAAAACCCCCTATGGAGGAGTTTATTGTAGTTTACCAGACTCGTGGGTAGGTGGGTGGGGTATTATTATGAATGATATTGCTGCGGATGAATTGCAAAAAATGGCACCTAAATACAAAGACGCGTCGAATGAAGTTCCGGATGACGTTCTTATTGGGAAAATTTTGAAAACATCCGACATTACGTGTGAACACGGCGATGATATGGGGTATATATGGGATTATAATCTATCATTTGATAGAAATATACATATTATAGACGAAAAACCAACTAATATTTTTATAAGATTATACACAGATAACTTATCTGAATACGATGTAGTTATTAAAAACCTGTATAATATATACGGATGACCGGATTTATAAAAACGCTAATCAACAGCAAATGGCACAGGAATATATATATATATTCTATATATGCATCATATGTCCTGATAATTATTGCAGTTACTGGTTTTTTTTATATATCTCCTAAATACCTAACAACTTTAGAGGACTGGATTAAATATTATGTAATCGCTTTCTTACTACTGAGGTTCAATCCCTGGATATCTAATATAAAAGACCGGAGGGAAAACGCCGAGGTTGACAGAAAGATTGCCTTCTCGGCCGGAATCTTTTTATTATTAACTACTGCTGCTACAGATGTCGCGATGAATAGCCTTTCGCATATTGGTATTCCTATCAAAAAACTCTAAAAATAATTAATTTTAAAAATTATATTATTTTATTGAACCTTTTAAGATTTCTTAACGGCGTTTAGAACGGCGGCGGCGTCTAGAGCGGCGTTTTTTAGCGTGGTGTTTAGCGTGGTGTTTAGCGTGGTGTTTGCTGGACCGACGTTTATGGCGGCGGCTGCGTGAACGCGACCGCTTGGTGCACCTTGAGCGGCGACGACGACGACTCTTTCCGCCACTGAGTGGGGAACCAACGAGCGAGGAACCAGCGAGCAATTGATTGAATGAGTATCCTTCAACTGTCATTATATAGTATATAAATATAATAATTATTATCAAAATTTATATTAAAAGATTTTCCGTGTCCCCGCGCCTTTATTAGAATAATTTCCGCGTCTTGTTTTGTTGCCGCTTTTCAAGAACTCCTTCAAGTGCTGCAATATTTTTTTACTAATTACCTTATCTACGCTTATTTCATTCTCTCCCTTCTTGATAACATCGTGTCCGTATTTGTTCATATATTTATGTATACTGTTTGCAAATTCTGAACGCTCTCCAATAACTTTATCTCCGTGCGATTTATAATATCTATCCGCCATTTCTCTAAATGTAAAGCTATGTGTATACGGCTTCGCGTTAATATAAAATACGTTGCTATGCTTCATACGCGGGTGATACCTATCATCTAAAAAACATATCTTGGCATTTTTGGGAATTTGGGTGCATCTTAATAGGTCCCCCACGCTTTTATCGTGACTTGTACGCCCAGCCTCCACAATCTTACCATCTACCTTAAACGCTGCAACGATATCGTCAAATACTACCGCGTTTAATTTATGGTCAAAATACTTTGCAATATTTTCCGCCCACGACCTAGGGCCTTGATTATTTGTATATATCATCAGTTTTTTACATTTATTTGCTGCCCTCTTCTTTACCAAAAACGACATTATCTTCATAATATCCGGTCTCAAAAATTCTTCGAATAAGTCCATAAGTTCAAAAAAATGCGACCTCTCTATTTTATTTTTTGTATAATTCTCTAGAGCGTCACAGAACATACCCAGTTCAACAAATGTCCCGAGCGTTTCATCTAAATCAAACACAACTATTTTAGGAGGGTTTGTCATATCTATTATTGAGAATTTATTTTATACAATTATTCTCTCCCCATATACTATATGAAGAACCTTACTCTATCAGACTATAAGGCGATCCTATATTATTATAATGTGGAGGTTGATACGTTAAGTAAAAAACAAATAAAGTTGCAAGCAGAGGATATGTTGGCTGCAAAGCTCTGTCGTTGTATAAAAAAAGTTAATGCTATTCAGAAAGACAACTCTCGCTCAATAGCAATATGTAGAAATAGGGTTATCAAACGAAAGGGGCTGGCTACCTCCGGATTCAAGTGCAAAAGAAAACCAAGACTTCTCCCATTCAAAAAAACAAAACGTGTTTTAAAAAAACTAAGGAAAAACTTGACTATCCGAAAATACAAGAAATAACATTGTTTATGAAATTGCTCGCCTCTATAAAGTCTCAATGTACCCCGTGCCGTCCGCTTCCGTTCCTCTCAATGAACGTTTCTAGTCGAACCCTTTCATCTGTGTGGAGAAGACCAATAGATACTTTAATGTCGGTAAACGACTCTGAAAGAGCGGGTATTCTAGCATCGTGGTTAATGAAAAGTCTCCGGAATACATTCCTATGAAAATCTGAATACCCAAACATTACAGGAGTGTCGTTATTTAAAAACCTTGTTATGTCGTTACTAAGCCACTCCAGACTTCGTTCATTCGGTTCCGGAAACCGTTTTTTATATTCAGAGTGGGCTCGTTCCATTGTAAAATAATATGACCGTATATCGTCAAGTAATTTCGGGGACTGTGGAGAGTATGTATATGGGGCAATCATATCGCGGAATATACCCGGAGGAAGTTTATCTAGATAAGACATTGATAAATTAAATTAAAAATCAAATGCAATCAATTTTATGTTGTTTATACGAATAATTATTTTCCCGTCTACATTATAAAATTGATTGTAAGTATTCGGTAAATTTAATAATAATAACACACATAACAAGAATATGAACATCATCCCTCTCCCAGACGAGCTTGTCCGCGCCATTTATAGCTATATAAACCCGGCGTTTGAGTATTCCGGCTATATCCAAAATGCTAGGGGGTATAGCAAAACAAAGGCGGAGCTATGTAATTTATGCACCGAATGCCAAATGGTCTCATATCACGGGACCGCTGAAGAAAAAATAGATAATTGTGTAAATATTGCATCGTATTCGTGTCTTGCTGCCGAATACCTAGAATCAATTAGTTTATTCATTGACAATAATCCCAAGTTTAAGCGCGAGGGTGTCATCGCGCTGCATAAATATAAAACTCATTTTGATTATGAAATACACGAGGACTCCATCAAAATGATGGAAACCGAAATTTCGTTTCATAGAGGAATGTGGGTATATCCGGATAAGCCCAAGGAGATTTTGTTGTTTCATAGTATCCCTGAGATTCTTTTCAACGGGACAATTAAAGATATTATGTATTCTTGCATTATAAACAACATTAGAGGATTCAAAATAGCTCTAGGAAAATATCAAAGAAAGAATAAAATTTATCACCTCTCCGAAAGAGACATTTCTAAATTTGTAAACGAATATTATAATAACCTCGACTGGAACAAAGTCGACGTTGTTGCATATAGGAAAGGACTTATTAGAAAACTTATGAAGATTTAGTATATATTGTTTGTATATTAGTATGTCTCCATCCGACATTATTTTCCCAGTGAAAGGAAAAAACTGCAAGATCACATTATTTCTACTATTATTGAGGCTAACTTTAAACTGTCCGATGCTCAATAAACGAAGTTAAGACCTTTTCTTATTATGTTTATTTATTTAAATATTCCATTGCCGACAATAACACCCGCTCTTCCTCACTAAGTTTCTGGAAAACCAGACACTTCGCCATTTTAAATTCAAACACCAGATTTTTTCGATTTCTACACAATACACTTACATCATCTCCTATTTTGACATCGCATACGACACCACCATTTGTAAGTTTTATATTATCTGGATTTGATAAGGGGATCCACCTAACATAAGAACCGAACTTTATATCGGGTATTTCGTCAATGTATCTATAATGCTTGAGGGATTTATGATACTTAACCAATACTTCCCGTCTTAGACCTAGTCTCTGAAGCATATCGTTTTTCATTTTGTTTACGGTGCTATAATCTAATTTCATTAATTTTGCGTTGTCATCATTATCAAGTGCATTTATTAATGTATTTATGTCTAGGGGCATATTAATATAATTTACTCTATATTATAATATAAAAATTAGTTTTATATCATATAAAATTGAAGCATTTAAAAGTCGCTTATAATATATAAAATAATGAACACATTGCCTAACGAACTTGTTCAAAAAATTTATCAGTATATTCACCCAGCTTTCGATTATTGCGAATATATAAAAAACAAACAATCATATATCATTGAGAAACCCATAATGGACAGCTACTACACAGATATCTACAATAATTTAGACACGATTGAACATACTTCGGATAAGATGGGTGTGGTTTTCGCATATTGTGCTCTAATGAACGACTACTTGACAAAGATGAAACTGTTTATTTCAAAGAATCCTAAATTTATCAGACCCCCAGAGTCCAATTATTTAAGTGAATATCAGTATATTACGATGTGGTCTACTGTGTATACTTTAGACCAAATGAATCATATGGAACAAAAAATTAGGAATCGTCGAAGAAGGTGGACACAACACACCCCGGCGAGAATAAAAACAGGTGACGTTGTTGAAATTTTGACATATGGATCTGTTAACGACCTCAGATATAGTTGTATTATAAATCGTATAAATTTCGCTGCAAGTTATCCATACGGAGGTGACCCATATGGCTTACAATATAAGAAATATCTCGCGGGAAAACTTATGAAAATCTAGTTTACTTATCAGCTATAACGTCTTTTGATATAACCGTTTCCTTCACAATATTTTTAATAATTTTATTTTCAGTAGATGATTGTGAAACGTCCATCATCGCTTCTTGAACAATTTTTATATATTCATCTCGCCCATTATCTGTATTCTCCCAGTCGGGATTTTCTTCCACCCAGACGGGTATTGTTTTTCGTTGTTTATTCGCAATGTCGTTTATGGCGGTCTTAATATGGCATTTATTCTCATCCCTCCCCCACTCATTATTTTCCTTTATATATAACGTTTCTCGCTTTATGTCCGTGCAATGTATAGGTCTTCTAAATGTATCCAACTGTTTTAGTGCATTTACAAAGACGTTACTCACACCCTCGACCAGCCCCTTATCTTTGGTATATATAAGGTCATCTAGTTGAATTTGCAAAGACTCAATAAAATCCGATAGATTAATAGCATTCTTGCACTGTTCATTTAGAAATACGTTAACATTAAATCTATTATTGTTATTATTTCCGATTCTCGGTATCATATCTTGTATTATTTTCCTCTGTTCTTTCAACTGAATCATCATCTCATTTTTCACGTTTGAGTCACTATGTATTCCTGCTAATATACGTTCCATTAAAAGCCTCATATCCGTATTATCGTTTTCTACATTAGTATTTAGTGGATTCATCTTTACAGAATCATCTATCACCGTATTCTCCAGCCCAACACTTTCGTTTATCAAAAGATTGCCCGATTTATTTTTTTTTGTTATATTGGTAATTACTTTTTGTGGGGGTCCACAAGTCTTGCCATGCCTCCAAAGTCCCGACCGTTGCTTATAACTCTTACCGCAATGGTCACAATAATGCTTTCCCGCTTGTGTTTTATGTGTTATTTTAATGGGCGTTGCCGAGCGTTGCCGTTTATGCTTAAGGGTTGAGCAATGTTGCTTCCATAGGAAGGGGCGTGAGCATTTATAGTCGCATTTTTCACAGTAAAAATCTTTGCATATTTTTTGCATATTTCGGTTGCCAAAAATATGCTCTATTTAAGCAACGGAAAATATGCACAAGTCCTTTTCGTTAAAATATATATTTTTAAAAAAAATAAGTATGGTAACAAACAGGAAATACTTTTCTATATTTTTAGAGCTTTATCGTCTAAATCGTATTTTTTTTAAAATTTTGAAAAAAAAACGGCATTCTCAATTTCATTTTTCGAAAATGGACATTTTCAGAATGTCCATTTTTGAATTATCGAAAATAGAATGCCCGTTTTTTTTCAAAAATTAAAAAAGTTGAAGATCTTATGGTAACAAATATTTAAAAATAGTGTGGTTTTAACACTATAATTGATAACACTACTCGAATAATGATGCAGATAAAAATAAACCACCCTTTTGAAAAACGCAATATCCCTGTTATAAGTCTTTATGTAACAAATGTAAATAAGAATTATAAATATTACAACATAATATATAACATATCATAAATATCTTGAAAAATATAATTTTAAAACAGGATTATACTGGGATCCTATTACAAATTTTTATAAAACCGATTATTTAATTATGTAGAAATAAATCCTACTATTTTAATTATGTAGAAATAAATCCTACTATTTTAATATTTTAATATTTTAATATTTTAATATTTTAATATTTTAAAAAAAAATGAGCTAGTCCAAAATATCGGCAACGGATCGGCAACGGATTTTATTTGTGGTGCCAAAATTCTATCGGAAATCACGCATCATAATACCATATTACGTAACGTTTCGACTGCATATATTTTGGTTGCCGATTTTCTGCATATTCAGCAACGGAAAATATGCAGCCCAAAATCGCAAAAAATGGTGAAAAAAAGTATGGTAACAACTTTAAAATGTTTTTTTTGTTTTTCAGAGCATTATCATCTAAAACCATTTTTTTTTAATTTTTGAAAAAAAAACGGCATTCTCAATTTCATTTTCTGAAAATGGACATTTTCAGAATGTCCATTTTTGAATTATCGAAAATAGAATGCCCGTTTTTTTTCAAAAATTAAAAAAGTTGAAGATCTTATGGTAACAAATATTTAAAATATTACTAATATTAACACCACAGAAGATACCACTCCATAAATAATGATGCGGTTCAAAAATAGGAAAACTTTTTGAAAAACATAGATGAGAGGAGTGATTAATATTATATACAATAATTGTATATGTTGTGCAAAATGTCCAGTTGGTTAGCAAACTCTATGGCTATATATTGTCTCGCGTGTGTTTACTATATTGTGGCTACACGTAAGGTAGAAACCCCTTTTAATGACTCTCTTAGTGTAACGCAGAGAGAAATTAAGAAAAAATCTTCAAATATACGGAAAACCATATTTTACCAAGGTATAATTGGCTCCGCAATACTTCTTTTAACAATTAAGCCTTTTGAAAGTTGTGACTAAATATTAGAAAGTTACCGCCTTCTTCTTTTACGGCTTCTTCTATGTCCCCCAAGTGGACCGCCTCTGACAGCAAAATGCGTAGCACGTTTTTTGAAACGTTTATGAAGATCCTTCTTCTGCTTGGAAGTATACTTTCCACCCCGAGACTTTAATTGGCTCGAGCGAACGCGCCTCCACGTAGTCAACGTATCTTTCCGAGACATTGTTGGTATTTTATTGCGAAGAGAGTTATATGGAGAGAGTTTTTTGGTAGGCATTATAATGTAGGTAGAGATTATAATTTGCAAAATTGAAACAAAGAATAAGATAATTAATATAAATAAATATGAGCGTCCCAAAACATGTATTCTTTAGCGATAGTGGAGAAAAAATTAAGAAAACCAAAACACTCGATCAATCGGATGTCTTCCCAGATGAATATAAAATAGCTGGTTCGTCATTTTACGATATGGTAAATGATGTGAACCTTCAAGAACAGTATGGTGCCGAGGATTATGTCACAGATTATTTCGGTGGGTGGACGAGATACGACTGGAGAGACCACACATTTTGGTGGTGGAACACTCCCCGAAATGGGGGGATGGGGCCTCGACTACGACCATTTAGCTGCGTTATTTCAGAATTGAATTATATTGCCTATTCGTTGGGTGCTCCTAAATCGGAGGAGTCCATTTGGGATGATACCTATCACGGATATTGGATTACGTGCACGTGGGAAAATGAGGCTGGAGAAGACGAGGTAAAAACGTTTTGGTGGGGCGAGTAATGCGGAAAATTTAGGAGTATATACAATATGTTTTGGATAAAGATAAAATAATAAAAATATTTTTTTCTTTATATATAATATAATGTTTGGAGGAACTAGCAAACGCCATTCGCGCGCCCGTCGTTCGAGCGCCCGTCATTCTCGAGGCGGCGCGCGACATTCTCGCGCCCGCCATTCGCGTGCCCGCCGTCACCGCAGTAAATCGCATAAACGTCGCAAGTCGCACCACGCCAAGCACCGTCGGTCCAAGCACCACGCCAAGCACCACGCCAAGCACCACTCACATTAATTATAAATATATTTCATATGAATAATCTGAAATATATCAATCTAAAATTTAGGAATATCAAACCCTATTTTAGAATTAGACATATAGAATACCGAACATATGTTGCGTTTAAACAATTTCACAATCATATCCCTTACTTTTTCGCGAGTAAGAGAATCAATACGAGCGGATACCTCAGATAGGGTGTAAATAATTGGACTTTTATTTTCAATTTGATACAGGTATTGCGGCGAATAAAACGTCGTAACACTCGATGTAGTATTTAAACATACATTTTGTAGTTTTAATAAATATTTCAATTTATAATGCACAAGGGTTTCCTTATCAATAAGAACCGACTTATATTTTTTAAGTATATCAAAGGTTGTGTGTAGAACCTTTTTAAGATTTTTATGGATTGTGGATATATTAATATTTAATAATGTTCCGCAAAAATTAGTAGAATGAGAAACGGCTACGCCATATACCAACTTATCTTTAATCCGTAATTGTTTTAGAAGCAAAGAATTTAGTCCGCCGCCGAGTATTTCAGTTATAATTGGAATATATAATAGGCTTTCATCTCCGTGATATATTGGAATAGGAAATTCTATAAATATTGTAGAATTTTTATTCGAATCGTTCTTTACGTGAACCACTCTGGTTTTTACGTTATAACATAATTTAAAACGCGTTGGAGGCATCCGAGAGCCACAACTCGTTTTAGGAAATGTATCGAGTAGTTTTCTTATTTTAGAAACAATACCCTTTTTATTGTAATTTCCACTTATAATAAACAATACACGTTTACGAGAAATGATTTCTTTCGCAAATTCCAATAAATGCTCCATCGTAAGAGTTTTTAAATTACCCAATTGTATTTCATAATCATTGCTGTATTGCAGCCCCGTATTCTTAAACATATGCATTGACGCAACCCTCTTCAGTTCGTAATCAGGAAGATTCATATAGTTAGTAATTTCATTTCTAACCGCTTCAATCTCTCTACTCATTACGTCTGCAGTAATATGTGGATTAAGCGCGATCGATAGAATATAGTCTATCATCGTATGTTTAAACCTAGATAAACCTTTAATCCAATACCCGGTGCTTGTTGAGGTAGTGTATGCATTGCTCACCGTTCCATATTTTTCTAGATAAAACGTGCACCCGCGCTTGTAACATTTTTTCCAGGCATCTGTAATAATGTGTTCTAGTAAGTGGGATATTCCCGAGTTATGTTTATTTTCCAGATAACTTCCGCCATACACTTTGCAATCCACTTGAAAAGTCTCCCCCTTTATTGGTAATAGCAAAAATTTATATCCATCAATAGTTATTTGTTCAGGTGCTGTTTTATAAAAACCAACCCCTTTTATAGATTTACGAGTGGTTCTTTTTGCACGAACCGACCCGCGCTTTCTAGTAACCATATATATAATATATATGATTATTAAAATATTTTATCAATGTGCACCAGTCATTAGTGCTGCGCCGTGATATCCCGCCGTAAATACAGCCAATACACCAATCGTCGGGTAAATAAACTCATTTGACTTTTTTCTATAATATGAAATATATCCTAAAACGGGGACGATGAACAATAAGTGAATCGCATAAATTAAATACATTCGTCTATCGTGGTCTATTTTTTCTAGCGCAGCATCTTCATCTTTGACCTCTGGCGAAGATGTAGGAGGTTTAAGCATACCAGTAATGGAATATTTTCCTCGACGTAAAGAAACTAAATCGCAATTAAAATAATAGTCATACCACGCCATAGCAACATATGCGACAACAAAAATAATGAATAATGTAAAATATAACATATAATTGTTTTTAAATACAGGTTTGTATAAAAACAGCATCATGCATAATATCGAAAATACGATACATTTCTCATTAAAAACAAATGCACGACCAAATAATCCTCCGGCCATTTATATTATAATACTATATTATAAATGAAATATTTTAGGAACCAGTCTTACATACTCATTATGATACTTTATTCAGTAATCACGTTTTTCCTGGGACCGATGGCTACTTTCACGATGAACACCGGTCCAGACCACATCGTGCACGGATTCGCGGCCGGGTTTGTGGTTAGTGTAATTTTATGGATGACGTTCGGCAAGAAATGTGTGCAGCAGAACAAGTGTAGTTTTTTTTAACTTAAAAAATTGAAGTTCATTTTTGTAAGGTAAATATGATACAAATGACGACAAAGATGATTCTTGCGATTATTGCGTGTGCGACGGCAGCCTCCTCTCTTATGACTGAAAGCGAAACGCATCTTCGGGGTAATACTAACAATGCGGCCGACGATGTAAATGTGAATGGGGATTATATGATGAATCATCTTCGGGGAAATAATGGCCGGGGATTGATGCAGCACAAGAATCGTCGGGCTCTGAATGGCGGTATTCCAAGTGCCAAGAATATTGTTGTCCCTTGTTATAACGCGACGAGCAATTGCGGAATTAATGGACAGTGTCGAGTAGACGGCGCCGTATCATTGTGTAAGTGTGATGACGGGTATTACTCGATGGATCGCTCGAAGCCGTGTGATGCAAAGGGAAAGCCACAGGCTCTTATGGCCGCTATGTGGTATCTATTTGGGTGGACGGGGGGTCCAGCATTCGCGCTTGGGTGGATTTCACTTGGAGCGTGGATTCTTACGACGTTTTGCTGCGGGTGCTGTTGTTTGGCCGAAGCGAAATCTTCCTCGCGAAGTGAAGATAAGAAAGGAGCTATGGCGTGCTTTGGCGTTCTGAACTATATTGCACTAGTGGCCCTCTTGATTTATGGCGGGATTATGGTTTCATCATCGAACTGTATTGATAGCGACGGAGTGCCTTGCAAGAAATGGTAAATAAATGGTAAATAAATGGTAAATAAATGGATTATAAATAGAATTTTTTCATAAAAAAATATATTTATCGAAGAACTCCGTTTAAAAACTTTTTCATTAATTTGTATGCCGCTTGTGGCTTATACATAGGTACTTCGTGTCCAGCAAAGTTAACTGTTGCAAATATAAATTTTTTGTGGTTATTGGCGCTGTACGTACTAATATATCCAGCGGGTTCCTTCTCCACGAAATATTGCTTCCACTCCTTTTTAGGTTTAATATTAAGTTGAGTAATCCATTTCTGGGATCCAATCGTCCCACATATAGAGTCGTTTGTCCCAGATATTATAAAAACATCAAGATGTTTAACATCCTTATCGTTTAATAATTTATCTATTAACGGAACCTGAGAGTTATAGGCGTCCTTTGCGCGATATTTTACCAAGTCGGAACACGCTTTCCATTTAACGCGCTGTTTCCGCGCATGTATCGCCTCTTGAACATCCTTGCGATTTAAGTATTTCGTGGTATAATTATCGAGACACGGCGTATATCTTTTCTTAACGGTTTTATTTTTACTACGAGAGTAGCTAATAAGTGCATTTTGTTGGTTTGTTACACATATAGGATAATCTATAGCATATGGGTTATGTTTTCCGACCTGATCTTCTAACTTATATGCCAAATCCTGACACCTGTTCTTTTTCCACGTTTTACGCCAATTCTTTTTACCTTCCAAATTAGAGCACTTGCGTTTTGTAAATTTATTCCACGATTTAATCGGCAGTTTCTGATGTCCCCAATAACTTTCTATTTGTGTTGATGAACCGGTAAGAAAGTCCACGTAGGGATTTCCAATCATAAACCCTTTTAATTTTATTTCGTCATCGTGTTTTTTATTATATTTAACAATTTCATTTGCCCACAAGGGGACATAATGTCCGCCATAACTTTCGGAAATCAAATACATACGGTTTTTTTTAAAAGAAGAATATTTGTCAAAAAAGTTTAATACGAATTGTAGGTTATCCTTTGCTGATAACATATCGTTTGATACTAAATCAGATTTTGTATTAGACCAAGAAAATCCCACGCCAATTGGTTGTTCAACAAACACGATGTTTGCGAATTTAGTCCATGCCCAAGGGTTATATTTAACCTTTCCCCCTTTGGTGGGTCTATATGGACCAAATTCTTCGAATAATCCCATTAATCCCGAACAACCGGGTCCACCATTTGTCCAGAATAAAATAGGGGCGGTAGACGGGCTAGTTTCTGCCTCAACAAACATATAATACATATGTTTGCTGTCTGATATGTCGACATATCCTCCGTATGTTTTAGACGGAAGCTTATGACTAAACCCCGGCATTTTATGTATAAGATCTGGGTTGTCCGCGACCATTATATATATATATATATATATATAAAACTATTTATTACTTTCGTTTTCGCCGTTTAAATGAATGGGCGAGTCCTCCTGCCGTTTATTTTGTTTGCAAGGTTTATCCACATCCTTTACAATCGGCCCCTCGTTTTTTTCAGACACACTATCAGAGACCCGATCAGACACACTATCAGCACCAAGTTCCGTAGTCGGAAACAGCTTATGGGATACATTTTGCATCTGGAAAAATCGTAGGATAAATCTAGGTAAAACAGCCAGCGTGTTCATATATGTGCGGTATTTAAGGGATGATATAACCGCCTCTTTCTGAAATTCAATACTATACCACCAAAAAGCGGGTATATATAATACTTGACCCTCCCTCAGAGTAATATCTAATGTATCAACATTTTTCATATCAAACATATATTCATCTTGAACATTCCAAGGGTTAATTGGAGAACTAAACTCAAATGTGTTATAATTTTTAGTTTCGCTTAAATACTCGCTACTTTTCGGTGGTGAAAGCTTAATTTTAACGGAGCCTTTCAAACAATAGTAAAAATTCCTATAATTAATGTCATATCTCATCGGCGAGTATGCGTTATTAGAACCAAACATAATATCATATGTTTTTGATATAACCATACACGGTTTAAGATAGTAATCATTAGAATCTATTATATGATTAATACCTCCCGAAGAAATCAAATCTGCATTATTCTCACTATAATATGTAGATTTATCATCTTTTTCAAAAAGGTCCCGTGTTTTTTCTAAGCTTAAAGGGACGCTGTTTTCCATAGTTATAGAATTTCTTATATTTACGCTTGCGTTGTCGTGTTTTTTTTCACGCATCGACACAAGTATAGTATCGCGAATAGCCTGGTTTTCGTAATTAAAAACGGCGGGTTGTCGCAAATCGCATAATTCTTCGACCTTTTCTTTTGATATATTTTCTAGATAATATACTTCGTTCGTATTGTTTTTCTTTAAATGGTAGATAACGTGAAGATATATTAACAACACAACACTAAATATTATAATAGAGTATAGATGCATATCACTAAAAAATGCAAATAATAATATATAACGAATACTACTTATTTATCAATAATTAGTCCTCTATCCGCGGGGCTAGGTAAAACCCGACAAAACACGTCTTATCGTCTTCGTCATCGTCCGACGAGAGATTATAAACCAAAGACATAGGCATATTGTCGCTAAAACCCATAGTAATATTCTTGTTTAGTTTGCTGAAATTACACATCATATTGATAATTGCTAGGCTATACGACTGTGTTAGCACAGAATCCTCGCCGATTGCATATTCGTTAACGTCGTCTAGGTCAATTTTAGAACTCATTCCGCCCTCAATTCCGGAAGTCTTGAATTGAATATCCTCATCAGTGAATGTGAGTGTGAGTTGGTCGCTAAATATAAGAAGCTGAGTGATTAGTTTCGAAAAGACTGTTGTCTCCATTTTAAGATCGACGTGTGTATCTTGGTCGGGGATAACTAGAAGCTCGGTGTCTAGGTCAATCAGAGCAATTTCGAAATGTTTATTAAACATGTTGGCGTTGTCGTTCTTTCTATCCCCGAACTTGATATGAAGCAAATCCGTGTTTCCCTCATACGAGATCTCGATGATTTGATTGTCGTCAACTGCACTAATGACCTTATATAGAATGCCGGTTGCTAGGCACACCTTGGGGTCATCTACTCCATCTGAATAAGAATATTCGTCAAACCACGAAGCGTTCAACTTACATTCAAATAGACAAATCTGTGAGTTGTCCATCCCCTGGATATAAAGGCCAGTGTTACTAAAGTAAATAACAATATTTTCAACAAGCTGCTTGAGATGCTGAAATATCGCAGAGAATTTGGCGGCCTTTACCGAATCTTTAAGAATCAACTTCATTTCTTTATATAATATTATACATAATCATATCAATTTTGTTTGATATAATTATAAAATTAATGCTTATAAAATCTATGCCTCTTCGATTTTCATACTAACATTATTTTTGCCTTTTTTAGGATTGCGAAATCTCCCCGACTGTGGCGTTTGTTTTTTTTCAGACACCTTAGTTCCGTCCGGCAAATTACTTTCGCTCGCCACTTTACTTTCGTCCGACAAATTACTTTCGCTCACCACTTTACTTTCGTCCGACAAATTACTTTCGCTCACCGCTTTACTTTTGTCCGACAAATTACTTTCTCTCGCTACTTTACTTTTGTCCGCCAAATTACTTTCGCTCACCGCTTTACTTTCGATGTCTTGTTCTTCATCTTCCACGTGGCCTTTATTTAACTTAGCTTCCATAATAAGTGTATTTAGCAACTTCTCTATATCAGTCAATCTCTCGTGTAAGCTATTCTCATTTACCCCTATTTTTTTTAGTGTTTCATTAATGGACGAAATCTGCGTAGTGTGTGTATTAATATGAGCAATACTTTCACCCAAAATGTTGTCGTGAATTTTCAGAGCCTCCATCGGATTAGACGTAGACGGCATACGGACAGCCGCCACCCTCTGCTGCTGCTGTTGCTGTTGCTGTTGCTGTTGCTGTTGCTGTTGCTGTTGCATTTGCTGGTGCTGCATTTGCTGGTGCTGCATTTGCTGGTGCTGCATTTGCTGGTGCTGCATTTGCTGGTGCTGCATTTGCTGGTGCTGCATTTGCTGGTGCTGCATTTGCTGGTGCTGCATTTGCTGGTGCTGCATTTGCTGGTGCTGCCTGCGTGGGTCATTCCTCTGCGGTTGCTTCTGTAAGATGTCGGCACCGCCCGACCGGCGTCTTTTTGCTGCTGATAATCCTGCTGCTCCACTCATTTTGAATTAAATAAATATTATAATTCGCGATTATTTTCGCATTTCCATTTTAATCGGAGGATGAAACGTATAATCGTGAATATTAAAGTCGGCTTCCGTATATTCCTCAATAGAGTCATATTTGTTGGAGATAGTTAGAGTTGGAAATGTGTAGGGTATTCTGCTTATTTGGGGAGAAAGACTTTCCAAGTGGTCGCTGTAAATATGACTATTTCCTAAATAATAGCAGAATTCGGTTGCCTTCAACCCACAATGCTTCGCGATTAAATGGGTTAGAAAACTATAAGATGCAATATTAAATGGGACACCTAGACCAACATCGCCGCTTCTTTGATATAAACTACACGACAGTTTGTCACCACCAAGAACGTTAAATTGCGCTAACACGTGGCACGGAGGAAGCGCCATTTGGTTTAATTGTGATGGATTCCACGCAGACATAATGAGTCGTCTAGAAGTCCTGGTTTTCGGGTTTTTCAGTTCATCGATAATATACTGTAGTTGGTCTGTACCTTTTCCTCTATAATCCGTTCTACAGTCTGTATAAGGAGCATTAAAAAATCTCCACTGGTGTCCATAAACAGGACCAAGATCATTTTCTTCTAGATGATGTAATCCTCTAGAATCCAAGAATTCTCTAGAGGCATTTCCATTCCATATTTTAACATTTTGTTTTTGCAATTCTACGTTGCTTGTAGAACCCTTTATAAACCATAATAGCTCTCGCAGACACGTTTTCCACGCGACTTTTTTCGTAGTTAAAATCGGGATGTTATTATTTTCAAGAGTGAAATGCATTGCGGAACCGAAAATAGACTTTGTTGTTCCGTTGCGCCCTTCTACGAGTTCGCCCTCATTTAGAATATCCTCAGTTAAATGCAAATATTGGTTCTCGTCGTGTATGAGACCGTTCCTAGTTTTAATGCCCGAGGTTGACTTCTTCAACATTAATTATTATGAATTATATATTTTTAATATCTTTTTATAAATCATATGAGCGAAGTTACGGAATCATCAAAATCTTCCTCGAGCGACAATGAAGGATTTATAAACTATATTTTAACATTTAAGGATGATCAGAAAAACGAGGTTATGAACATTATGCAATACTGTGTTTTAGCTATTATACCTGTGATGGTAATCCTTAAAAGCGTAAAGACTATTGTTCCCGCGGACGATGAGTCTAAAGGTTGTTTAGAAATAACAATAGAATGTGTGTTGCAGATAGTGTTTATTATGGTATCTATATGGTTAACGGATAGAATCATTCGCTATGTACCAACATATAGCAAAGAGAAATATGGAAAGTTTACTCCAGAGAATTTTATCATCCCTCTATTAATTATATTAGCTACGATGCAGTCAAAACTTGGGTTCAAATTAAACATATTAATGGACCGGTGTATTGAAATGTGGAATGGTAAGCCAGATAAACGCGAGGAATCTGGTAAAGGTGGTGAACAGAATAAAGGTGGACCAAATTATAGATTGCCTTCAAAAGAAGGTTATGCTAATCCTAATAGACAGGCAGGGTTTGGTGAGCTTGGTGCGTCGGGGAACGCTAATGGAAATGCAAATTCGCAGGCAATGATGAATACTAGTTTAACTGGAAGTGTTCCCGCAGGCGCTATGCCGCAAATTGGTGGGGGGGCACAATCTCAGCAAAACTTCAATGATTTTTATGCTGGATCGCAAAATAATATGCAAAACCAACCATTTCCTTCTCCAACAGAACCCTCTGCCGCAAACGAAGCACTCGGCGGCTCCTTTGGTAGCAGTTGGTAAAAAAATTTTATTATATATATAAATTAATTTATTATATATATATAAATTATTTGTCTTATAGTTCCATTATAGAGCCATCAGGGAGTGGGTTTCGTTGGCTAGGCATCGAATATTGCTCTGGCTAACGCACCCCTCTTTCGTAAGTCCAAGACCATAATCGACGCGATATAGCCAATCGTTATGTGTAATTCCGGGGGTGGCATCATATATGTGCCTCTTTCTGGCGACGCCATTCTCGTTAATAATTACAATATCTCCCCGGTGGTATTTGATAGGAGGGAGTGTCCATTCTCCTTGAATCGCGGCGGATACATCGGATATATCATCGTGGCCAACAATTCTTACTAGTCCGTTTGCATATGAAACATAATATGTTGCTGCATCCTGATTATATCCACAGATAATCCCGTGTTTTTCTGCACCATCTACGATAACCGTCGCGGTGTCTCCGTTGTTGTATTTCGCAATAGATGTCATCTTGTTAATATATAATAACTATAAGTGTAAATCAATTTTATAATATAATCTGGTTATACGACTTCACCTATCATTAGAGTTGTTAATATTTTCATTAATAAGTGAAAATATTAAAGTTTAGACCTTTTTAAAGAAGCATAGCGCTGCGATTCCTCCCAAGAATTGTGCCACCATATACCCGATAAGATCTTCGGTATTAAGCTTTCCGTGAAGGTGCATCATCGCACTTACCGCAGGGTTAAAGTTGCCTCCGGATATCTTGCCGCCGAAGAATATTGCGGTAGCGAGGGCAACTCCGATGGGGATTGCTTCTCCTTTGGTTAAAATTACGGAGAGAAAAATAAACGTTCCAATAAATTCGACTAAATATTTTCCAAAATTCATTATAATAAAGCGTGAGATATAAAATTGATATAACTATGAATTATACAATAATATATATGCATTATTTCTTTCCAGAAACAAGACACTATTTAAAATGGAATATAGAACCTCACATAATACTTCCTAAAGATTTCTGTCCGGTTAAAGAGAAACTATTTCCCGGAGATGAAATAAACAACGCGGGAAAAGCAGAGAAATCCCCTTATCGAGAAAAACGAAATATCCCGGGCGTTTTGGTTCTCACCGGAAAAACATATGGGACGACTGGTAAGGGAAAAAGCGCAAGAAAGTATTATAAGTGCGTTCCATATGATATCAGATTACCGTGTATTCTTATACCATACGATGATAACCGAAAAACATTCTCTAAGCATACCGTAAATATATTTGTATTATTTACCATTAAGTGTTGGGAAAATAAGCATCCAGAGGGCGTATTGTCGAATGTAATCGGGAAGGTGGACATATCGGAGAACTTTTACGAGTACGAGTTGTATTGTAAAAATTTATTTATATCGATGCGAAGTTTTAATAAGGCCGCAAAAAATAAAACGAATAACATCAATATGGGAGAGCATATTTCGCTATTACTTAACGGAGGAAAATGCTCAAATAGGAAGGACCGACATATATTTAGTATCGACCCAGAGGGGACTGTCGACATAGACGACGCGATGGGTATCACTACAGCGAAGGATGTTATCGGGGAAGAGGTCGTTATAATAAGTATATATATAGCAAACGTCCCGCAAATATTAAGTATATTAAATCTGTGGAGGGAGATGACAGGAAGGGTTTCAACAATTTATCTACCAAACAAGAAGGTTTCTATGCTACCAACCGTGCTGTCTGAGGGGATAATGAGTTTAAAAGAGGGAGAGACGAGGATTGCATTTGCGATGGACATTCATATAAAGAGAAACAGCGTTATAGATGTTGCTTATAGCAATGTAATTATAGATGTTACTAAAAATTATGTATACGATGAGAAGAAGTTACTAGTTAATAAAGATTATAATGATATTCTCTCTACCACAAGAAAAATAATTGACTATTCTAAGACAAACTCCATAGTTTCATATGTGGAAACTGTAGAGGACAGCCATGACATCGTCGCGTATTATATGATGATGATGAATCATATGTGCGGAAAAGAGCTAAAAAAGATGGAGGCAGGTATTTATCGGTCTGTTACTTGCGACCACTCGGAAAGCACCGGAACAAACACTCCCCTCCCAAAAGATCTTAAAAATTTCGTAAATATTTGGAAAAACACACATTCGGAATACACCACATATGGTAATCAGAAGGGTCACGAATTAATTGCAGGTGGTCTAGATGTTTATGCACAAATAACCTCGCCCATCCGTCGGCTCGTGGATGTTATAAATATGTCATATATCCAAATGAATATGGGTCTTCTTGATAGAACGCCGGAGATGGCGGCCGTATTGGAAACGGAAGGACGTATGGACTCGCTAAATATATCTATGCGCAATATCCGCAAGGTTCAGACAAATTGTGCTCTATTGGGATATTGTGGAGATGCATCAACAGATAAGATGGTGGAGGGGTATGTCGTGGGTTATCTAGAACAGGATAAAGAGTATACAATATATATTCCTCTGTTAAAATTAATTACGAGGATAATCTCTGATGGGACGTATGAAATGCACAATAAATACAGATATAGTATACACGTATTTAATGAGGAGAATTCGTTGCATAAAAAGATTAGATTACAGTTTTGTTAACCAAATGTGTTTTCGCCAGAGTAACGTATATATAAATATCCGTCTTCGGAAAGATTTTCGTCGAATGTTTGTCCAACGGTATAGCTTATTGGAACCATTTTGTTATTTATAAACATAAAAATCGCCTGTTCAGCGCTGCACCTGATTTTTTTCCGAATGACATATTGGAATTGCCCCATTGTTAATCCGCGGGGGACTAAAAACTTGTGCTTATCGAGGTCGTCTATATCAGATGTATCACTTTTTCCTACAATAATACAGCATCTGCTCGGGTATTTTTCTAATAATCTGGACGAGTCTGCCTTCCGCGATTCTAAAGAGCATTTTTTAAATTCATCAATATATTTAGACATTTATATATAGATGAAAGATAATTAAGTTTAAATGCTTACCGAATGTATATAGTCGAAAATACCGCGATTGTCTTAAATATAATTAAATATAATTAAATATAATTAAATATAAAGTGAAACATTTGTTGCCACGTATTTCAGGAGAAGAGGAGGTATGGCACGTATTTTTTCAAGTGCAGACACGTTTTTCATCATTTCGCATATCTTTTCTAATTCAGAGACAATATTGCTAATTTTCAAAATACCTTTTATAAAGTCTCCCAACGATACCTGTTTCTCGTGTTTGAGTTTCTGGACGATTTCCTTGCATTTATCCTCGTCATCGGAAGAGCACCACGCGTGAATATATTTCTGCATATCCATATTAAATGTGTAATCTGTCCCCGTCTCCTCCCCTATAAGGTCCAGTTCGCTTTTCATATACGTCTGTAGTAAATCCCCAATATTTTTTGTGCACTCGTCGACGGGGGGGCCAAACCCGACGCAATTGTATGTTTTCAGATCATCTTTAACATTTATATTTGTAAAGCACGATAATACTGTTGCTATTTGAACCGGACTAAAAGTAGAGAAGTAATCCGTATCTACCACGAGCCGCGCCATAACAAGTGGATGTGCCTCCTGGACTTGGCTGGCGATCTTCCCAAGGGTAGTAATGTCGCTTTGTCCATCATTCATCGCGACGAATCCGTGATGCTGGAGAAAATCAGTAACATATGTTGCGTTATTACCGATCCAGCCTTCGACATATGTTTTTTTGCTATTATTATTCACAATAGATGTCTCAACATCCTTGACTGAATTAAACTGTTCAATATCCCGTTCCAAAAATCGATAGTCGTCCTCCATTGAGGATAACTCTCGCAACAGACGCTTGCGTTGTTTATTTGCCGACATTTTTAGTAGTGCCTTTTTTTCAGCAAAAGTTTCCATAACATCAAAGGGTGTTTTTGTAATCTGTTCCAGCGCACTCTTTCTTATTATAAGTTCTTCTTTCATCCTAATATCTTCAGAATCATATACATTAATCTCCGCGAGAATGTCGGTGTTCATTAAACTTGTCTTTGTAAAATCCGTTATATTTTCGATAGACCCGCCCGCCGATAATATATGGAGGGCGAGCTGCAGCGAAATCTTAAATTTAGAGGAGAGTGCTTGAGGCGCACCAGTTAGAATTTGTTTACATTCAGCAGCAGACCCCATATCCACAAGATTACCTAAAATCCATACAAGTCCCTTCGTATCAATCCCCCGTCTGCCAGCCCGCCCGGCCATTTGAGTATATTCGTGTGCATACAGCGGTCTCATCTGGGTTCCGTTAAATTTTTCAAGACTGGTGAAAATAGTTGACTTCGCAGGGACATTAATACCGACAGCAAATGTTTCCGTCGCAAATAACAGTTTAATATAACCTTTGTCGAATAAAAGCTCGACCATTTCGCGCAACACAGATAACATCCCTGCGTGGTGTATCGCAACACCCTTTTGGAGAAGAGAAATAAGTGTAGTGTATTCGGGCAAATGCAAATATTCCTTATAGTTGGCGAGTTTAGAAATAAGGATTTTTTTGCACTCGTCCTCGATTGTAATAGGGACGGTGCTGTCTTCGTCGAATAAACTCTGGGAAATTTCTCCAGCACATAACTCGACGTGTTTTCTAGAAAACACGAAGCATATTGCGGGGAGGTGTCCGTTACGCTTCATATATCCTGAAAGGTCGTTTAGTATAAATTTCCGTTTGATAAAGCATTTCTTTTGGCGTAGATAATCCGACACTTTTTTAACTTTGTGGAAGTTTACCTCGCTAAATTCTCCGCCGGGAGCTTTAACGACAATAGGTTTGTTGCGAATGTCGTTAATTTTCGACTGCATCGGGTCTCCTTTCAGTTTTTTGATAGTAGAGTCATGTGTCGTGATCCACATATAGTGAGTGAGTGGGACTACTCGATGATTTGTAGGAATAAGATAAACCAACTTTTTATGTTCTGTCGATTGGTTTCTTTTTTGATTCTCAATCCACTGGGCAAAAGCCTCTGGTTTATCGATAGTAGCCGAAAGCATAATAAGTTGAATATGTGGCGGCAAAAGCAAAATGGATTGTTCCCACACAGCACCTCTATGCTCGTCGTTAATATAATGAACTTCGTCGAATACTACAGCGCCAAGGTCATTTTCAATATCCATCTCAAACGCGAGAGGGAGCGAGGGAGAATCATCATTTGGTTTAATCGTGTCGATAATCTTTTTATTAAAAAGGGTATTCCGCAGAATTTCGGTGGTCATAATAACCACGTCTGCCTCTGGATTGTCGCAAACATCGCCTGTGATAATCCCGAAAGAAATGTCTGGATATTTGCGCCGAAGTTCGGACAGCTTTGTATTGGAAAGTGCTTTAATCGGTGTTGTATAAATAACCTTTTTCCCCTTTTCGACATAATGCTGAATTGCGAATTCCGCCGGAAGTGTTTTTCCGGACCCGGTGTGTGCGGTAATAAGGATATGTTCTGACTCCACAATTCCTTTGACAGCCCATTTTTGGAAATCGCTGAGTGTAAAATTGGGGAAACGACTAAAGTGAATATCATATTCCGGCTGAACTCCAAAAGATTTATCGCATAGCAATACCATTTACGATGTTAATATTATTACTGTATTGCGTTTATGTGTGTTTGGCGAATGTTTATTATATATAATTTTAATAATTATATAATATATAATGAGTAGAAGACGAGAAACAACTCTATCATATAGCGACGAATACCTCGCTGCCCAACGCGCTGCGGAGATGAGACCCGGACATCCGATGCAGAAACTTCGGACGCGCGACGTCGAAGAAATAATGAGGCAGCACGCACGGATAGGTGAGACCGGTGTCGCTCTTTCACTCGGTAAAGCGGGTAGTCGGCGCAGAACACACAGGTTAAATATGCACAGAAAACCGAAGAAAAAAAGTAGAAATCGAAGAAGGAGCAATCGAAGAAGGAGCAATCGAAGAAGGAGCAATCGAAGAAGGAGCAATCGAAGAAGGAGCAATCGAAGAAGGAGCAATCGAAGAAGGAGCAATCGGAGAAGGCAGAAAAAGAAGAAGACCAGATCTAATTAGGTGGTTCGGGTATATCCATTGTAATAGGATTGTCTGTATCGGTTATGCTATCAAATAGGGCTTTCCAGTTTTTACCGAGAACGCGTTTATCAATCCAGAAGTTCTCTCCGTCTTTACGTCCAAGAGACTCAATATTAAAAATATCTTTAGCTTCTTTGTCCAATCCAACGGTATCTGCGCTCTTCCAACAACATCTAGAAGCCGCGCTAATATTTTCGGGCATATTTTCTAGTAGATATAATATAAAATTATTATCAGGTTGTATTTCTCCAATATATGTCCACCCGGGCTCATTTACGTATGTATGTCGAGCTTTCCCAATTTTCCATTTAATAATATCCGTTTTAAGTGAGTTTACATTATATTTGGTAAGGATATTATTATATAATTGATCTTTAGTTAACATTTCACAACCGTCTTCGTCTATTATAATGGGGTCCTCGGAAAACAATATATCTTGATGGTTTTGTTTAATCTCGATTATTGACATTATATATATATATATATATATATATATATGCCTATTCCTAAAAATTATAGTGGAAGTGGGAAAAATTGCTGTGTGTATAGCAAGGGTTCTTATCGAACAGCGGGACTCGGGAGAATATTTAACAAAGCGAGACCATCGCCTCTAGATAACAAATATGTGGTTGGGTCGGGTGTAGGGGCACAAAGTATATTTGTGAAAAGAGCGCTGAAGCGGCGTGCGAATAATAAAGCAAATGGGACGGCGTGTTGTGCTCCTGCTCTGGACCTGCCTCTTCTCGGGCGGAACCTTCCTGGGCTACTGCACGTACGATGAGCGAGTACGCTTATTTGTACGCGACGTTGGGCTATATAGATATTTCCACTGCTGGTGGAAAGGAGTTTTTTAAACAAAAACTTCTGGACGCTTTCCCCCACCCCGCCAACCTAACGACCCCTATTATAGTTCTATCAGGAGATTTCAGATATAATGTGGTTGTGAACGCGAGGCCGGTAGGCCAGTATATTTCCACCGAGGGCGGTCTCCCCAGCCCCGGCCTAACCATTGATGAAGCAGACAGTTTTCTGCGTGAAAAAAATCCCCACGCATTACAATATAATTTTGGTTATAACCCACCGGATAGCTTTTTGGTGGCGGCGGCAGGGTGGACAGGTTACTTACTCACTGCTCCACATCTCCCTCTCCACAACCCCTTCGTTGCCGTCCTCATCCCATCAGGTAATATTCTTTTTGTCAGAGAGGGTCTCCCGCTGTACAACCCCGTTTGATTCTGATTCGAATGGCACGAATAAATGAATGAAAAAGTTATTCGTACACTTGTTGGAGTTATATATATTAGTTAATTAAAATATAACAACGAAGGCTTAATTATACTATTCTATGGCGGTTGTAATCGAGGACAAATATATAATTAAGGATAAAATAGGAGAGGGTATGTTTGGAATGATTTTTTTAGCAAAAAATAAGTATACTGAGGAGATTGTGGCGGTAAAGCTAGATGAAAGTATACTATTAAAGAATGAGGCACGAATCTATCGCGTATTGGCGGACATTAAGGGTATTTCTAAATTGCGTAGTTTTGGAAGTATAGATAGATATAACTATATGGTGATAGACCGCTTGGGGAAGTCATTCGAAGATATAAAAGTAGAGAATAGAATCGATATGAAAACGATAATATTGGTCGGGTTACAGATGATACGCCGCATAGAGTCTGTCCATAAACGAAATATCATTCATCGAGATATAAAACCCGAGAATTTTCTAATAGGGCGCGGCGAAGAGAAAAACCTGGTGTATATAATAGATTTTGGACTGTCGAAATTATTTAAAATAAATAACAAGCATATTGCGTGTGAGTCGGGGAGGTCAATTGTGGGAACTCTCCCATTTGTAAGTTTGAATATACACGAAGGCTTTACTCCCAGCCGCAGGGATGATATGGAGTCGATTGGATATACCTTGATATATTTATTTCTTGGCGGATTGCCGTGGGTAAATATAAACACAAATTTATTATGCGAAGGATTAAAATCAGAAAAAGATAAGGAAAGAGTAGATTCAGACATACTAGAAAGAGAGACATATAGATTAAAGAAAACCACAAATTTCTGGGATATAGATGGTTTGTCGGGTGAGCTAATAATATTTATAAAATATTGTAGAGGGTTGCGATTCGACGAGGAACCAGATTACGAATATTTGAAAATGTTATTAACTAATTTATATAAGATGAAAAAATATCCTATAGATAATATATTTTGCTGGGATGTATGATCCCTTTCTGAAAAGGCGTATCCTATTATTATATATATATAAATTGCTTAAAGATGTAATACATAATTGTATTATAAATATGAGCAGCACTAGTGACACAACAACAACGGGACGCGTAAAATGGTTTAACAAATCTGCAGGGTATGGATTTATTACCGCAATGGACGGAGATCATAAGGGAGATGATATTTTCGTTCACCATTCCAATCTAGATGTATCTAAGGACCAGTTTAGATACTTGGTTGAGGGAGAGTATATTAACTTTTCGTGGTCCCCGAGCGGAAATGATAACAGCAAGCACGAGTGGCAGGCGACATCGGTATCCGGGATTTGTGAGGGACCTCTTATGTGCGAGACGCATCACGATTCGCGGAGCGAAATGTCCGAGTCTTCTAATGCGTCAGGGGGCGGTGCTTCGCAACGAAGAGGTCGTCGCGTTGGCGGAGGTCCCAGCTTTACCGACTCGAACGGAAACGAGTATAAGTTGGTTCGGAATAAGTCGTCTCGCGCGCGGGAGGAGGCGGAGGTCGAGCTCTCGGCATAATACAATACAATACAATACAATACAATACAATACAATACAATAAGTGTACAGTTACCTACACTTATTGTAGATATAACAAACAAATAGGTTTAAAGTTTATGTACTAGTTATAGTATAATGTCTAGCGAAAACGATGCTCTAATTGAAGAGGATCCTGATTCAGATAATAAAATAATCAAGGGGCAATTCGCAGATATGCTCACCACATTAGCGATTTTCAGGACACAAATCACCGCATTTCAGCAGCAGATTAGAATGGTAGAGAAGGGAGTTGATAAAAAGCTTCGCCAAGCAGAAAAGTTAAATAAGAAGAGGCGTCGGAGGTCATCAAAACCGTCTGGATTTGCATTACCTTCAAAAATTTCGGAGGAGTTGTGTTCGTTCATGTCGAAAGAGAAGGGCACTCACGTCGCACGGACTGAGGTGACTAGGTATATAATTAGTTATATTAAGGGACAGAAACTGCAAAATCCCGATAACGGACAGATGATTAATCCGGACGACGCTTTAAAGAAGTTATTGGCAGTTGGAGACGACGATAATCTAACTTATTTCAATCTTCAAAAGTTTATGAACCGCCATTTTCATAAAATGTCAAAGGAAACAACGACATAGATAGACCATAAAAGATATTCAAGTTTAAATTTAAACACATAAACTTGAATACAATAGAATGCTTATACTGTTGGATTGTAGGGAGACTAAATTAATAGAAGAATGTAAAATGTTTTTATCTGGAAAGGACGAGTTATCGCATATAAAGATGGAAGTAAGAAATTTGCCTATAGGGGACATTATTATAATGGATGGTACGGATAAAGAACGGATTATTGTAGAGAGAAAATCAGTAAATGACTTAGCGAGTAGTATACGGGATAGTAGATATAAAGAACAAAGTTTTCGTCTGAAAAACTGCGATATACCAAATCACGACATATTCTATGTCATAGAAGGTTCTTACGCTAGTTTAGGACCGAGGTATAATAGAAAAACAATACTGTCGGCAATAACGTCTCTCGCATATTACAAGGGTTTTTCGGTGCATAGAACATTTTCCATAAAGGAAACCGCGGAATGGTTAATGAGATTTGCCGATAAACTATATAGGGAGGGAAAACCGGGTTTTTATAGTAAACCTGCGACAAACGAGACAAATATAAAGGAAGATGTAGGATATAGTTCGGTGTGTAAGCGTGTAAAAAAAGACAACATTACTGTTGATAATATTGGAGAGATAATGTTAATGCAAATACCGGGTGTTAGTTCGAGTGCAGCATCCGCCATATTAAAAGTGCATCACACATTAAATGCCGTGATAAAATCATTAGAGGCAGATCCGAAGGCACTAGATTGCATATATACAACAACAAAAACAGGTAAAGAGCGTAAACTGAATAAATCGGCGGGGGAAAATATATGTAAATTTTTAATATCGCAATAAAACACCACACTTTAGTGGATATTTAGAGTTATTATAGTATAAATATAATATTTAATTTAAATATTATATATATAATGGAAAACTTTGCAAAGTATGCTTTAATTTGTGTATCGATAATCTATGTGTTGTATATAGTAAAAAAAAGATTTAGTCCAAACCCCGATTTGAGGGATGTAAATGGTGCAATACTTGAGGGATTAGAGAGTAAGAGATCAAAAGAAGACGGTGGAGGTGTATCAGATAATGGTGCGCCGATTTCTGGGAAAGCAGACATAATTAAAGGGCATACTGAAAAACAAAATGTGAATTTTAAAGACCATAGAAAACACCACGAAGAGATAATCACAAACTTATATGATAATGTGCAGGGGATGATTCACAAGATGACGGCACAGCACTCAACTTCTATTGCTAGGGATCCGATGTCTCACGAGTCGCAAGAGAAAATGAGATATATGAATACTTTGCACGATTTTGGAAATAAAACGCTGGAGGGGAGTATGCAGGACCTGGATAAAAAATAAGAGGTGGATTATAAATCATTTATTGCTTGAACCCCACCTATCTTTTATTGCTTGAACCCCACCTATCTTTTATTGCTACAGCGGCGGCGGCTCTACCTTCCATTTCAACATCTTCGCCAATAATACCGCTTTTAAATTCCAACACGTTAGAATCTTTATAGTGCCCGGTATTAATTAATCCCTGCGTATGCTCCCTTCCTCCCCAGTTTGGGTCCATAGGATTTGGGCTGATTTTAGATGAGTCGTGATACATTTTATCCAGTGGCGTTTCCACGCCAATATACATATTTTCTGAATCAAATGAAGGATACATATCAGCGTTATAAGGACCGTCGTTCCTCGCAGCATCTATTAATTTAGTAAAATCCCTCTTATTTTCATCTGTCGATTGGACCATTCTCTCTTTATTTAGGCCACCTTGTAGGTCTGTTGGACTCGGGTGAACATTATATGTTTGATGTCCCTGCGTATCGTAGCTTTCGCGGATATATAGAACGGGACAATTAATATTTTGACTGCGCTGCCAATCCAAAAATTCAATATAATCTTCTAGGCTCTTAAATGTAACAGGATTTATTCCGGGTACTGGTGCGGCCTTTGTATTATGTAGGTAAAACGTATTACCCTCTTGGACCAATACGTCTGGGCAGTTATATTTAGTACTCCCTTTAGTAACATTTACAATATCGGATTTAAACGCTTCGGTTGGAACTGTGTTAAATATATAGTATATTCCCAGCATAAAGATGAAAAAAGATATTACTGTTTTATACATATATAGTCAAATTAGATAAAATTATATATTATGATGTATTAATTGTCTAAATATATAGTAATGAGGCACCACGATTTTGATGAGAATGCAACGCGTGAAGATTATTTAACCGCCGCAGCTGGAGGTGCGATGGCGCTAATACATTCCCCACATTGCCAACATTGTAAGGCTATGATCAATCCGTGGAACGACATTATAGAGGATATTCCTAAATTTAAAGACGATTTTTCAGATGATACTAGTCTTATACGGTTGCACTCTGGAGCAATTGAGAATATATGTGATGGGGATGAAGGTAAATGGCTTGCGGAAGAGTTTTCTAAAAAAGTAACTGGTGTTCCGACAATTGTTATAATCCATCCCGGAGGAAAATTAGGCGAAGTATTTAATGGTGAAAGAAAAAAGAACGAGATTGTCGATTTTTTTAAAAAGAAATTAAAAAAAAAAGAGACACCGATGAAAGCCACGTTAGAGTTTAAATCACCCGGAAGCCATATGGCACGCGGAAGCCATATGGCACGAGGAAGCCATCGGGCACACGGAAGCCATAGGGCACGCGGAAGCCATCGGGCACGCGGAAGCCATCGGGCACGCGGAAGCCATATGGCACGCGGAAGCCATCGGGCACACGGAAGCCATAGGGCACGCGGAAGCCATCGGGCACACGGAAGCCATCGGGCACACGGAAGCCGCCGGCCAGCTCGCGCAAGCCGTTGTCCTCACAGCGGAAATAAAATACAAAAACACGGGGTTTTGAGATTAATCGGTGGGACATCTCGTCGACACAGGAGCAAGCATAAGCGGAGCAAGCATAAGCGGAGCAAGCATAGGCGGAGCAAGCATAAGCGGAGCAAGCATAAGCGGAGCAGGGAGTAATGAACGTCTCAAATAAAAAAGCGAAAATATTTAAATAATAATATATTTAAATATTTATTTCATACAAAAGTATCCTCCAATTACAACCATTATAAGTCCAATTAGTTTATCCGTTGTAAACTTTTAGGGATAGTATAGCCATATATTTGTTACGGGTATTGAAATAATAAAGCTGCTGATTCGCATTGTGTAACCCCGTGAAATTTAAGAAACATTAATCCTAAATAAACTGTCACCAATATCAAACACACATAGCGTGTAAAAACAATGCTATAGATTTTTTACTATTGTAGAGTCTTGAGTATATTGGTATATTGGTATTACCAATAGAGAGAATAATATGGCTAAAGTTTCAATAAACAATATAATAATAATGTTATATTTTTTTGCAAATTTCTTTTCAAGTGTGTTGTTATACCATCCAATAAATGCCACAATAAACAAATATATATATATATATATAGCCACATCTTGCTTTTCAAAATATCCATTCTAAACCATATAATAACAATAACAATAATAACATAATAATTCGTAAAAATTTATGAATTTCCGCAATATTCACACCACTCACAATCAGAATTTATTCTACAGCTGCTTCGAACAAGCCCATCATCCAAACTATGGGTGTCACACAACCACCCGCTTCCGGCATCGCGACCCGAATTAAATTTGCACCCTTTTGGGCAATGTGGTTTTGGCGGAGGGGCAAAAGACCCATCTACTCTCGACCGCATCCATTTTTTATAATTTTCTGAGTTAGAATGCTCCCCCTTACACAGTTCCGTGTATGATGGTGGGGGTGGAAGTTTCCTTTTATAATTTGCGTTAATGTGCTTTGCTCCCAAACCTAAGGTTTTATTCACTAAACGTTGAATATCCTGCATCCCCTCCGTTATAGAATCTTTCTTTACCATATATTGCATTAGTATTGCGAACACCAGAAGTATCGCGAGTCCCGCCAGAACCGATAATCTATTAAACGCAACTAATTTATTTTTTGAAAAGACGGAAGCATATTTCATAAAATAAGTGTAGAAAATTATATAGGAAAAATTGAAGAGTTAATAATAGAGTAGATAATGGTAAAAATAATGAAAATCAAGCCTATGCACTCTTTCCGCCTCCTAAGTTTTAATACTTATGACGAAGCGGTAAAGAGCGAGGGAGATGATAAAAGTAATCAGAAAAAGTTTGCAATTCAAATGTTTGGAATAAACGAAAAGGGTGAGACGGCCTCTATCTGCGTAACAGACTTCACTCCCTACTTTTATATTAAAGTAGAGGGTGAGTGGGACGACTGCAAGATGATGATATTCGTATCGCAAATCAACGACGACCTTGGGAAATACTACGATAATAGTATAGTGAAAGCATCATACGTAAACAAGAAGAAATTGTATGGCTTCGACGGCGGAAAAGAGCACACATTTATTCTTATTAAATTCACGAGCGAGGCGGCGATGCGAAAGGCAAAAAATCTGTGGTATACAACAACTATTACAAATCGCGTGTATAATAAGGTTCTAAATCCAGACGGTTATCTGTGTAGGGAATGCTCTACCCAAACATATATTTACGAAGCACAGATTCCTCCACTTCTTCGTATGTTTCATATAAAAGATATTAGTCCGTCTGGTTGGATTGGTTTGCCGACAAAACTGACTACAAAAATTCCTAAAAAATTCAGCAAAACGAGTTGCACCCACGAGTTCTCGATTCATTACAAACATATCGTATCTCAGCCTGACAAAGAAACGGTCGTTCCATACAAGATATGCAGTTTTGATATTGAGGCGAGCAGTAGTCACGGCGACTTTCCTCTGGCGAAGAAGGATTACAAAAAACTGGCGACTAATATTGTAGATGTGTGGAAGGAACATACGAAAGAATATGACATCGATAATACGCAGGGGAAACTTTTGCTGAAACAAATACTCAAGACGGCATTTCAGTTAAAGGCCGACACAGTTGATAACGTGGATATCATATACCCCAAATATCCTATTGATGAGAATATGTTTGTCACTGCGTTCGAGAGCTGGTTTGATACCGATACTTCCAGATATGATGGAAACGCTGATGGCGCCGACGACAGCGAATGCGAAGATATATCCCAAGACATCGAAGCAAATGCAGGAGAAGAGGGAAGGAATAACAATGAGGTGGAGGCAGACCAATGCAATTATTGGTATAAAAAGAAGAAGAAATATAATCGTTGTTCAATCAGCGGAAATGTAGTGGATATGTTAAATAATCCAAAGATATGCCGCGATATTAAGATTACCGTAATAAATAAGTCGCTGAACGACGGTGAATGCTTATTTCCCCCAATCGAGGGAGATAAGGTAACATTTATCGGCTCTACATTCTGGAAGTATACTGAATCAGCACCATATCTGAATCACTGTGCTGTTCTTGATACGTGTAGTGATCTGCCGTCTATTAATAATACTGTAATCGATTCTTACAAAACAGAGAAGGAAGTTCTCGTCGCGTGGCAGCGATTGATTCAGGAGGAAGACCCTGATATTGTCATCGGGTATAACATATTTGGTTTTGATTATCCGTTTATGTATCAGCGGGCAAAAGAGCTGAATTGTGTGGATTTGTTTATCGAGTTATCGAGGATCAAAGGCGAGCGTTGTCTTAAAAAAGACTGGAAAACAAAGAAGGAGGGGCTCGAGGAAAACACGATTTATATCGCGAGTGGCCAGCACGACCTTAAATATATTAAAATGAATGGGCGGCTACAAGTCGACCTATATAATTATATTAGACGAGATTATCAGCTTATGATGTATAAGCTGGATTATGTATCTGGGTATTTTATCGGTGACCAAGTGAAAAAGATTGAACACATCGACGACATCACGAAGATTTATAGTAAGAACCTTTCTGGGTTGGAGAACCACAGCTTTGTTAACTTCGAGGAGGCTGCTCACTCGGTTGACCAATATAAAGACGGAAAAAAGTTTGAAGTATTCGATATTAATTACGCGGAGGGGACATTCTGTATTAATGGGACGGAAACACCCGATACCAAGACAAAGCGCGTCAGGTGGGGAATGGCGAAAGACGATGTCACTCCGCAAGATATTTTCCGAATGACAAACGAAGGACCTGATGAGCGGGCAATTATTGCAAAATATTGCATTCAGGATTGCAACTTGGTTCATCATTTGTTGCGTAAAATCGACGTCATCACTGGTTTTATTGAGATGTCCCGACTTTGCAGTGTTCCGTTGAATTTCCTTGTGATGCGTGGGCAGGGGATCAAGCTAACTAGTTATATTGCTAAAAAATGCCGTGAGAAAAACACGCTTATGCCTGTTATCGAGAAGGGCAGCAACAATGAGGCATATGAAGGTGCGATTGTATTGCCTCCAAAGTGCGATTTGTATCTCGAAGACCCGGTCGCGTGCGTGGATTATAGTTCCCTTTATCCGTCGTCGATGATTAGCGAGAACATCTCGCACGACAGTAAGGTAATGACAAAAGAATATGACTTGAGTGGAAATCTAGTAAAAGAAACGGGCGAACGCAATGAAGCTGGCGAATATATCTATGATAATCTACCAAATTATAAGTATGTAGATATTGAATACGACACATACACGTGGCGGAAGAAAAGCTCGCTGCCGGGCAGTGCGGTGGAGAAAGTTCACATTGGAAAGAAGTTGTGTAGATACGCGCAATTTCCGGAAGGGAAGGGCATTATGCCGTCTATTCTCGAAGAGCTTCTTAAGGCGAGAAAAGATACAAGGCGGCTTATTCCCGGCGAGAAAGACGATTTCAAAAAGAACATTTTGGATAAGCGACAGTTAAGCATTAAAGTAACTGCTAACTCGATGTATGGTCAGACGGGCGCGAAGACCAGCACATTTTATGAGATGGATTGTGCAGCATCGACCACGGCAATCGGCAGGAAGTTGCTCACATACGCACGGCGCGTTATTGAAGAGGCGTATCATAATCTGGAAGTTGAGACAAAAGATTATGGTAGAATTATGGTGAATGCGGAGTATGTATATGGCGATACAGACTCGGTATTCTTCAAGTTTAATCCGACTGAGTTGGATGGGACGAAAATCATCGGACAAAAGGCGTTGGAGATTACGATCGAGCTTTCTCAGCTGGCGGGAGCTCTCGCAACTAAATTCCTGAAGAATCCCCACGATTTGGAATATGAAAAGACGTTTATGCCGTTCTGCTTGCTTTCCAAGAAGCGATATGTGGGTATGTTATATGAGCACGACCCGCATAAGTGTAAGCGTAAATCAATGGGGATTGTATTGAAGCGCAGGGACAACGCTCCTATCGTGAAGGACATCTATGGCGGAATTATTGATATTTTGATGAAAGATAAAAATGTGGAGTCGGCGGCGAAGTTTCTAAAAGATTGTTTGCAGAAAATTGTGGATGGCAATGTGGAGATGGATAAGCTAGTGATTACAAAATCTCTGCGTTCGGGTTATAAAAACCCTGACCAGATTGCGCATAAAGTTCTAGCTGACAGGATTGGTAAGCGGGACCCGGGGAGTAAGCCCAGCGTGGGGGACCGTGTTGCATATGTATATATTAAGAATAAGAATAAGAAGGCACTTCAAGGCGAAAGAATTGAAGTTCCGGCGTATATTCTAGAGAAAAAACTCGAAATTAATTATTCGTTTTATATCACAAACCAGATTATGAAACCAGTCCAGCAGGTATTTGCTCTAGTGTTGGAGCAATTGGCGGATTTTAAGAAGCGAAAGGGACATACGTTGCGTAAATGGAAGAAGGAGCTGGAGACCCTTCGTCGACTACATCCTGACCCGGAAACATATAAAAAGCAGGAGGATGCGGTTCGCAATAAGGAGGTGAAGGCGATGCTTTTTGAAAAATATTTGCAACAAACAATGCGGGATGGGAGTCAGAGTATAATGAGCTTCTTCGGCCAATAAGAGATATTGCATTTAGTAAGCCGAACTCGAATAAATCTTGTTTTCAATAAGGAACGCAACGCCCATTCCGCTCCCAAAACCGAAGCCATATAATATTTTTTGCCCAAATACTTTAAATGTTTGAAGCATTATATATATATTAATATTTTAACCGAATCTATTTAGAAATATAATTAAGTATTGCATTATATGGGTTTCCTAAGGTTTATTGTCGCAGCATTATTCGGTATTACGCACATTTATTCGCAGGACATCCCGGTGTATATTGCATTACGACAGCAAAACATTCCTATGCTGGAAGATAAATTGCGACAGATTAGTGATCCGGTGTCGGCTGAATATGGAAAATATCTCTGTGCGCCACAAATCCATTCTATCGTTGACCCGCCGCATCACGAACAGCGCGCGGTTCTCACTTGGCTGAGTGATAACAATATAAAAGACACGGAGAATCACGGAGATGCGATAAGGTTTTCGGCATCATATCCCAAACTGGCGCACGTGTTTAAAATCCCCGAGGGGGGAATATCTAAAAATAAATTATTGAATTATTCTATTCCTCCGGAACTTTCGCCAATAATCGAATTTGTTGAAATGGAAATTAAACGGAATCCTCTCAATAAAAATAGTCAGTATATTTCTCGCAATCGCCCCGTTTCTAATGGAGATACGGATGAGCGTTTTTTCGGGAGAGAACCACTTATGTATATGTATAATGTTTCCACCGAAAGCGTATCACGCTCGGTAATAGGTGTTCTTGCCGAGTTTCAAGGTAATGGCGGATTCTTGCCGGCAGATTTAACGATGCATCAGGCATCTAATAATCAGTCGGAAAATGATGTCGTCAAAATTGTTGGCGGTAATGTCGGAATAGATATTGAGAGCGTGCTGGATGTTCAAATGATGTCTCAGGCGGGAAACGGAATGGAGATGTGGTTTTGGGATACGCCATATTGGCTGTTTTCTTTTGCTGTAGATTATTTTAATTCTCAAAATATAGGGAATATTATATCTATGTCGTGGGGTTGGGCGGAAGATAGTCAGTGCGATATCATAGATTGTTCGGGTGGATTAACTTCAGAAAAATATGTAGAGAGAGTCAACACCGAGTTTTTAAAGCTGGCTCTTAGGGGAGTCACTATTGTGGTATCATCGGGAGATGCAGGTGCACCCGGGCGTACCAACGAACAATGTGGATATGGTAGACCGATGAATCCGGTATTTCCCGGTTCAAGTCCATATATCACGAGCGTTGGAGCAACATATGTCCCTTATAAAAATGCGACAAAAAATGCGACAACGCCTCTTTGTCGTGATTTTGGGTGTATTGTAGGCACCGATGAACGTTCTATTAGCTTTGAGCACGTGGACTGGACTGCTGGGGGAGGATTTGACCTATATCTTAACGAGACTCCTTGGTGGCAAGCAGATGTAGTGCGTAGCTATTTGGAGTCGGGAGTAACACTGCCATCTAAATCATTATATAATAGTAATGGGAGGGCTTATCCTGATCTTACTGCGATCGGACACAACTGTCCAATTTACGTGCAAGATGAAATGCAGGGAGTAGACGGCACGAGTTGTTCAGCACCAGTAACAGGAGGTTTATTGGGACTGGTTTCAAATCATTTATGGAATCGTTATCATATTAAACTAGGATTTGCTAATCCGCTACTCTACTATATACAGGCAAATTGCGAGGATTGTTTTCGCGATGTTACCGTTGGGCACAACTGGTGCACCGAACAGCAATGCTGCGATAACGCAACCAATTTTGGATTCACCGCAACAAAGGGGTATGACCCTGTAAGTGGTCTAGGCTCTTTGAACGTGGGTAAGATTGTAGATTTTATAGACGAGATGCTTTAATATTTGGTTCTCTTTTCTAAGTTTTCATCATAGATTTATTCATAAAATATATCCACATATATTATATGTCTCTCTGTAAATATAAGGATATCTTTGGAAAGCCTGGAAAGGGTGCGCACGCCTACCGTATTTTTAACATAGCAATAGTTGATGTTATATTTACATTATTGGGTGCCTATGCAGTGATAAAGTATTTTAATACTTCGCCCGGATGGACAATATTCGGGGCTTTTTTATTAGGAGTAATCGCGCACAAAATTTTTTGCGTAAAAACGACACTGAACTCGTTGATTTTTAAATATATTAAATTATAATAATATTAAACATAATATTATTATGAATATTAATGGCATTGAACATACTAAATGTAAATATACCATCTGTTGAAGATAATATTTGTATTATATGCCACGACCAGTTAGATACAGCTCAAACATATAAATTACCCGAATGCAACCATACATATCACACCCACTGTATTGTGACGTGGTTTAGACATAGAGGGTCTTACGATTACGATGAGTATGGACGTAAGGTTGAAGTAGATGGAAAGTGTCCCCATTGCGGAAATAACGGAATAAATAATGTCGGTAAGTCAGAACCAAAATCTTATGGTTGTGTTCGGCGGCGATGCTACTTAAGCCCAACGGAACACGCTAGATTTAAAACAATAAAAAGGGAGAGGAAAAAACACGGGGAGTCACCCATTCTTAATAAGCTATTTGATAAGTTAGATGTAATGGAAAAAAAACTGAAAGATGCTACTTTATCCGACTCACTTTTTAAAAAAAAAATAACGACAGACGCCGTTAATTATAGTGAAACGAAAAAGATAATTAGACAAAATAGGAATAAATTGTGGGGTGCGAGGAGGAACGTGGGTCGTATAAGAAAAGAGATTTCGGCCTTTCCTATTGTTCCTTTAATTATACCAATTCCTATAGATATTAATTAATATTTACTCGATCGCGTACCCACCTAGTCGTGCTGCAATAGACGTCCCAATAACAATCCACATAGTGGTGATTGTATCTGCACCCCGGATAATACACCAACGGAGGGCGGTGCAGTGGGGACTTAGGACGAGCAAAGGTGTAGCGAGAAATCCAATAAATGTATATGGTGTGCAATACGCTGCGTATAGGTGGGCCGAGGTGTAATGAATAATCATCCAAATAATATAAATACCGATAATGTTCCACACCGCGCCAACATATGGCCTGCATTTCATAGCGCAATCACGAAAGTTCATAATATATTGCAATAATTATAGGGGATTAAAGTCTTTCAATTTTTTTATTAATCAACATCGCTTCCGACAGATTAATCGGATAGGGAATCTGTAAAGTTCTCTAATATATTATCCGAACGGGTAATAGGTCCAAATATAGGCGCAGCAGATGCAGGCGCAGCAGATGCAGGCGCAGCAGATGCAGGCGCAGCAGATGCAGGCGCAGCAGCAGGAGCAGCAGCAGGAGCAGCAGGAGCAGCAACAGGAGCGGGAGCGAGAGTGGCGGGAAGA